GTCGAAGTTTTCTATCTACCACGTTTTTCCACACCCACCACCGGCGCAAGGAGGTTTTCCCGATGACGCGTAGGAACCTCCGTGCCGTGCCGGCTGATCAGAACACGCAGGTAGGGGAGCCGAAGAAGAAGACACCGTTGTCGGTAGAGGAGGCTGCGGCGTCTGGGTCCCATCGGGATCTGCTCGTGGCGATGCGGGAACGGATTGCGAAGACGGTGGCGGATCCGAACTGTCCTCCGCGTGACCTGGCGTCGCTGTCTCGGCGTTTGCAGGACATCGCCAAGGAGATCGACGTGTTGGATTTGCGTGCGAAACAAGAGGCTCGCGAGAGTGGCGATGCAGGCGAAGACGAAACCTGGAACGAAGAAGTTATCTGAGGTCGCCAAGTTTCTTGCGCGCCCTTCGGGGATTGTGGCGACGGAGTGGCCGTCGGTTGAAGAGACGTGCAGGACCAAGCTTGGGGTCCAGTTCGACGAGTGGCAGAAGGGTTGCGGCCGGCTAATCCTGGCGAAGCGCGCTAACGGCAAGCTGGCTGCGACGATCGGCGGCTCGTGTATGTCGTTTCCGCGTCAGGTGGGCAAGACGTACTTGTTGGCGGGGACGATTTTCGCGCTGTGCATTAACCGGCCTGGCTTGCTGGTGATCTGGACGGCGCATCATCTGAAGACGTCCGGTGAGACGTTTTTGGCGATGCAGGCGTTCGCGCAGCGTAAGCGTGTCGAGCCGTACATCGATCAGGTGTACACCGGTTCGGGTGATGAAGAGGTGCGGTTCCATAATGGGTCGCGCATCCTGTTCGGTGCTCGTGAACGCGGGTTCGGCCGAGGCATCCCGGGTGTTGATGTTCTCATCTTTGATGAGGCGCAGATCCTCTCGGATAAGGCGCTGGAAAACATGCTGGCGACGATGAATACGTCGCAGTTCGGTTTGCATCTGTACATTGGCACCCCGCCGAAGCCTGAGGATAACTCCGAAGCGTTCAACCGGATGCGTACCGAGGCACTGGAGGCCATCAAGACCAACGATGGTCTCACTGAGGATCTGGTTTGGATTGAGTGCGGCGCTGCCGAAGGTGCTGACCCGAACAGTAGGGCGGTATACGCGGTGGCGAATCCGAGTTTTCCGCATCGCACACCGATTGAGTCGATTTTGCGGCTTCGAAAGAAGCTCACCAAGGACGGGTTCATGCGTGAGGGCCTGGGAGTGTGGGATCCGGCGGCGCTGAAGGTGTTTAGTGAGGATGCGTGGGTGGCGCTGAAGGATCCGAGTGTTCCGCCGCCGCATCGTGTGGCTTTGGTGATCGCGGTATCGCAGGACCGTAAATGGGCGAGTATCGCGGCAGCTGGTCAAGTCGACGACGGACGCACGCTGGTGATGTGTTTCTCGATGAGTGGTCTCGGCGGGGTTGCTGAAAAGGTCGTTGAGTTGCAAGCAGCTCGGGATATCGCAGTGGTGAAGCTGGCTGGAGCGCAGTCGAAGGCGTTGAAGCCGGATCTGACGACGGCCGGTGTGGAGTTTGAGCAGATACCTGCCACGGATCTGGGTGGCGCGTGTACCGCGTTCCAGGAGGCGGTGAAGAAGGGGCCGAACGTTCCTGGGGCACTGGTGCACCTTGGGCAAGGTGAATTGGACACTGCGGTGAAGAACGCGCAGACCCGGTTCTCTGGCGAGTCTGAGCAGTGGGACCGGCGAGACCCGAAGGTCGATGATTCACCGCTGGTGGCATGTTCGGCCGCGTATTACGAGTGGACCCTCCTTGAGGATCCAATGCCGGCGTTCTACTGAGGAGGTGTGACGGATGGCGTTCTGGTCGCGTGTGTTTGGCCTCGGTGACGATGTCACACCGAACAGCAACGGGGATGCCCCGGTGAACCCGGGTGATCCTGACGGTGTCGAGTTCGAGGGTGAGATCCCGGCCGAAGCGCGCTCGTTGCCGTTTCCGCAGCCGTCGCCATGGGACGGGTGGCCGGGTGACTGGTCTACACCGCATTGGAGCGCTAGCGGGGGTCTCAACAAGCTGATCGATACGGCTTGGAACTGTTTGGACTTGAATGCGAACGTTTTGGCGTCGATGCCGGTGTATCGGATGCAATCGGGGCGGGTTGTGGCGCCGCTTTCGTGGATGACCAATCCCGATCCGATGATTTATGTGTCGTGGTTTGAGTTCGCAAAGCAGTTGTTCTGGGATTTCATGCTCGGTGAGGCGTTTGTGCTGCCGATGGCGTATGCGTCGAACAAGTATCCGTTGCGGTTCCGTGTGGTTCCACCGTGGTTGGTGTCGGTGGAGTTGCGTGACGGTGGCCGCGAATACCGCATCGGTTCGCTTGATGTGACAGGGGAGATCCTGCACATCCGGTACCAGTCGAACACCGCTGATGCGCGGGGGCATGGTCCTCTTGAAGCGGCTGGCGGTCGCATGATCACTGCCGGACTGTTGCAGCGGTATGTGCAGAACCTGTCGCAGACCGGCGGAGTGCCGATGTATTGGCTGGAGGTTGCGCGCCGGCTGAACGCGGGCGAGGCGGATGACCTGCTCGATTCGTGGGTCGAATCGCGTAAGCGTCGCGCGGGTGAACCTGCTTTGGTGACCGGTGGGGCGTCGCTGCATCAAGCGAATTCGATGAGCGCGCGGGATATGACTCTTCTGGAGATCGCGCAGTTCTCCGAATCTAGGGTTGCGGTGGCGCTCGGTGTTCCCCCGTTCCTGGCGGGCTTGCCGTCTGGCGGGGATTCGATGACGTATTCGAACGTGTCGCAGCTGTTTGACTTCCATGACCGGTCCTCGCTGCGCCCGAAAGCTACCGCGGTGATGTCCGCCTTGTCGGGGTGGGCGTTGCCGCATGGGCAGACGGTTGAGTTGAACCGCGACGAGTACAGCCGCCCCGCGCTCAAGGAGCGCGCGGAGGGCTACAAGATCCTCCACGAAATCGTGGATCCAGTAACCGGCCAGCCCGCCATATCCGCCGAGGAGGTGCGAACGATGGAGCGTTTGCACGCCGATCCGGGTGATAGTCGCCCATCGGAAACCCCATCCGCGGCGGCGCTGTCACTCACAGGAGGCGATGACGCATGACCGAACACAACCCGCTGGTAGTGGTTGAACACCGCTACACCGGGGTGAAGGTGGAGGGTGTCGACTTTGCGCAACGCCTCATCACCGTGATAGCCGTACCGTACGAACAGCCCGCGCCCGTGGAGTACCGCAGCGAAATGTGGAACGAAGTCTTCGAGCGTGGCGCGTTCTCCAGTGTGACTTCTGGGGCGCCGCACCGTGTACGGGTTAATCGTGATCACAACAAGACCCGTACCGTTGGCAAGGTCGTCAAGTTCTGGCCGGACCGCGAGGACGGGTTGATCACCGATGTGCGGATCGCCAAAACCCCCCTGGGTGATGAGACCCTCGCGTTGGCCGATGAGGACATGCTCTCGGCCAGCGTCGGTTTCGGTGTCCGCCCAACAGACCAGGTGCTTGACCGTCGAAGCATGACACGACGCATCAAAGCCGCGTATCTCGATCACCTGTCGTTCGTTGAGAGCCCCGCCTACGCGGGCGCGCAAGTACTGGCAGTGCGAAGCAGCGATGCTGGGGAAGCGGCGCGGCTAGACCCGCTGCGCACACCCCTCCTGGACCAGTTCACCGATGATCCGATCATGCGGTGGGCTTCTGAGCGACTGCGCCAGCAGTAACTCACTATGGCCGAACAGTAGTAGGCCACTCACATCCTGACCGAATGGCAGTAGGTCAAAAGAACGGCTGAATTGCAGTAAGCCACGACCCTTTTGAAACCCCAACGCATTCGAGAAAGGAATGTGAAGATGAGCAATGCTCATGCCAACGACGCCATGATTCGGCGTCTGGAAACCGAACTGCGCGAGAAGGAGACGTTCGGCAACGGCGTCATCGAACGCGCCAACGCCGCCGAGCGTGACCTCACCGAAGAGGAAAGCCGGCTGCTGACCGAGACCCGCGGTCGCATGGAGCAGATCAAGGCTCAGCTGGAGCAGCTGGAGGACATCAACCGGATCGCCTACGAGACCCGCAACCGGGCTGCTCAGGTCGATCAGGCCATCCAGGGATTCCGCGGCAAGCCTGCCGTCGGTGACGTTGAGTACCGGTCCGCCGGCGAGTACGCCATGGACATGTACCGTTCGTCGCTCGGTCACCGCGAGGCTTCGGAGCGTCTGGAACTGTTCCAGCGCGCCGCTGCCCACCAGAAGACCAGCGACAACCCGGGTGTCATCCCGGATCCCGTTGTCGGTGAGGTCATCAACTTCATCGACTCGGCCCGCCCGCTGGTGTCGACCCTCGGTCCGCGTGACCTGCCGTCGAGCACCTGGTACCGGCCGCGTGTCACCCAGCACACCTCGGTCGGTCGGCAGGGCACCAACGGTGCCGCAGCCGACGAGAAGACGGAACTGGTGTCGCAGAAGATGACGATCACCCGCCTGCAGGCCAACGCGGTCACCTACGGCGGATACGTCAACCTGTCTCGGCAGAACATCGACTTCAGCCAGCCGAGCATCCTCGACATCGTCATCAACGATCTCGCCGCGCAGTACGCGATCGAAACTGAGGCTGCTACCGCAGCCGCGCTGGCTGACGTCGCTACAACCCCCGTGGAGTACGACCCGGCCGACAAGGACAGCGTCGCCGCTGCAGTGTGGGAGGCTGTCGCCAAGGTGTACGCCGCTACGCGCGGTCAGGGCCGGCTGGTTCTGGCTGTGTCGCCTGACGTTCTGGGCGTGTTCGGTCCGCTGTTCGCCCCGGTGAATCCGCAGAACGCGCAGTCGAGCGGGTTCTCCGCCGGCAGCTTCGGTCAGGGAGTGATGGGCAACATCTCCGGTGTCTCGACGGTCATGTCGACCGGGCTTGGTGCCGGCGAGGCTGCGCTGCTGTCCACTGCGGCGATCGAGGTGTACGAGCAGCGCGTCGGCACCCTGCAGGTCACCGAACCTTCGGTACTCGGTCTGCAGGTCGCCTACGCGGGCTACTTCACCCCGTTGACCATCACTGAGGCCGGCATTGTTCCGCTGGCGGCGTCGGGCAGCTGATGTTTGTCCGTAACGGCCAGGTCTTGGGTTCTGTGCTGCACAGCGCTGAACCCAAGGCTGCCGCGCCGAAGAAGAGTTCCCCCAAGGATCCGGTGAAGGCTTCGGCGCCCAAGCCTGAAGCGAAGCCTGATTCCGATTCGGATTCATCGAAGGCGGATTCCTGAGCCATGGCTGAACTCACTGCCGCTGACGTGTCCGCTTTCACCGGTGGTCGTCTCGCTGACGACGGAGGTGATGGTGAGGTCACGCGCGCACTCAAGGCTGCGTTGGCTGCGGCACGCGGCGACAGTGGGGCAGGATGGCATGTTTCTCCCGTCCGGGCCGAGACTCTCATAGTCGATGGCCCGGGCGGGCGGAAACTGCGCCTGAAGACCCGAAAGATCGTCTCCATCTCCTCGATAGAGGAGAACGGCGAGATCCTCGACCCGAGTTCGTATGTCGTTTCGGCAGATGTTCCCGGACTGATCATCCGTCGCCGCGGTAGTTGGACATGTGAGCTGGCCGGGATCGCGATCACTTGGGAACACGGCTTTGCCGAAGATGAAGCTGCGGATTGGCGGCAGGCCATCCTCACGATGGTCGACCAGATGTCTCTCGTTCCCGTTGGCCAGTCGGGGCGCAGCAGTATGGATCTGACCCGCAAACGTATCGATGACGTCGAATACCAGTGGTCCGACGGCAAGCTGGCTGCTCTCGCTGGGGACGCGCTGTTCTCGGTGGCCAGCATCATCAACTCTTACAGCCTGAAGCCGGTGTACTTCGCATGAGCTTCGGCGGGCAGGTCGTCGCGTTCGTGACGATCACCAAGACCGGGGAACCCGGATGGGGTGGACTGAAGGAGCCGTCACGCACGGCGGTGCGTGTTCCTGGCTGCCACTTCCGGCCCGCCAACGCGGCAGAAACCCCCGACGAACAGACCAACGTCGCTACTGAATGGTGGAAGCTCACCGCACCCGCAGTTGAAGCGGTGATCGAGGCAACCGCTGGCGGTGAAATCGTCTACGACGGCACCGAACACCCCGAGGAACTTGACCTCGACTCCGATGAGGGGATCGCGGCGACGTTCCAGATCGATGGGCCGATACGCCCGAAATACGACCTCGACCGTCTGCATCACGTCACGGTGATGTGTAAACGTCAGGTCGGCTGATGGGCAACCCGTTCGAGAAGTTCGGCATCTCCGATTCGGAACTGCAGAAGCATATCCGCAACTCGGCTGACATCGACGCCGGCATTGACCGGTTCATGAAGGACGAGGCGATCCCGTACGCCAAGTCGATCTCCCCGGTGGACAGCGGGTTCTATGCGGCGTCGTGGAAGGTCATGAAGAAAGCCAAGAATGGGCGTGGTGTGTTCGGCCCGAAAGCTTGGTATGCGCATCTCGTTGAGTTCGGCACCGGTGAGGACAAGAAGACCGGTAAAGGCAAAAAAGGGAAGCGTGACAAGAAGGGTAACCGCACTGTCGAGGTCGATGACGGCGAGTTCCGCAAGGTGGGCCCCAATACCCCCACGAAGGCGATGGGTATTGCGCAGCAGGTGTGTTCCCACTTCGGTGGGGATCTGAAGGGTGGCGGCATCACGAACCTGGACGGTGACGACGATGACTGATCTTCACGACCAGGTAGCCCCCGACACAGAAGATTTCGTCACCTGCTGGATGCAGCCCGTGATGCGTACAGCGGTGGAGCGTGACCTGGGTGAGGTGTTGCCGTTTTGTGAGGTCACCTTGGTTGACGGGTCGGATGATCCGGACTGTGGTGATGACGATTCGGTAGTTCAGCTCGACTTCTACGGGCGCGGAGTGCAGGCCGCCAGGCAGGCCGCAGACGTTGGTCATCGTCGAATGCTGTTCCTGTTCCGAAATTTCGAGACGGTCACTTTGTCTGATGGTTCTCTCGCTGACATCGACTACGGCGAGGTCGTGATGAAACCCCGACGCATGCAGTTCGCCGACGACAAGATCGTCCGCTATACCGGCCGCTACAAGCTGGCCACCTCATACGTCACCGTCTCCTGACGGTGCGCGGCCACCTGCCGCATTCCAGCCCAACCAGTAAATGCCGGATGACGTTTCCGGTTCATCCCCCCTTTTCCGAAAGGAGCGTCAGATGACGCAACCGCTGACCGGCACGACTCCCGCGGCTGGTGGCTACACGACCGTTGACAACCGATTTCAGGGCGGTCACCGCACCGGCCTGATCGCGGTGCTGTTCCGTGACGCGCTCGGCGCGTCGACCAACATCTCTCCGCACAACGCCAACGGCACCGTCCGCTGGTCACCGTTCGCGCAGGACGGGCAGTTGCGTGACGACCTTTTCGCGCAGCGCCTCGTTGACGGCGTGTGGGTAGAGAACGAGACCGAGAACGAAGGCTGGTACCTCGCCGGCGCGTTCGGTGAGGGCAACGGCCCGAAGACCCGCCCGTCGATCGACACCGACGACCAGATGATCGAGCAGTCGAACTGGCCGTTCGAGTCTGACATCACCAAGCAGGACGAGCCGTTCACTTTCCAGGCGCTGCAGAACCTGCAGCCGGCGATCCAGCGTCTGTTGAACAACCTGCCGCTGGCGGATGAGAGCGGCGCCTCGCTCGTCGAGCTGCCCGGTGGGGCGGACGCGGGCTGGTCGCAGGTGGTGGACGCTGAGAAGGTGGGGCGCCAGTTCCTGCTGTACGGCATCCGCAAGAAGGCCGGCCGTTACCTCTACGAGGTGGAGGCGTACGACTACGCGACCCTGTCGGATAAGGGTGAGCGGACGTTCGGCAAGAAGGGCACTGCCGCCGAGATGACGTTCAAGCCTGAGCCTTCCGGCTACTTCATGGCCATGGTGGACGGTGAGTACCGTCCGATCATCAAGCACACCTTCGTCGGTGGCGCAGCCTGGGACAGCCTGGCCGAGGACGGCTCCTAAATAGAGACCCTCGCGGGGCGTGTGGCTGTGGCTGGACGCACGCCCCGCGAGCCATCTCTCATCCAGCCCATCCAGCCCAACATTCCCAGTCACGGAAGGAAATCCAGCCATGTCAGACGACGACAAGAACCTCGAAGCGCTGCACCCCATCAAGGCCGATCAGGCAGAAAAGCAGGCCACCGAGTACCTCGGTGTCATGGCGTCCCAGGTCTACGACCTCGGCAACGATGAAACATGGAAGCTTCCGAACCCGCAGTTGATCCCCCCGGACATGAAGAAGCGGTACCTGGAGCATCTGCGGTTCATGGCCGAGGAACTCGACACCGAGGAACAGACGGACCCCATCACCAAAGAGGCACGCTCGGTGCAGAAGTGGCCGCTTCGATACAAGGGTGAACTGGTCGTCGATGAAGAACTGCTGTGCATCGCATTGATGGGGGCCGACGCCAAAAAGGACCGCGAAGCCTACTTCAAGGACGGCACGGTCCCCGAAACGTATGCGAAGTTTCTCGCCGCAGGGTTCGCCCCCGGCCAGATCAACACCACGTGGACGATCATGAACAAGCAGTTGGAGGACCGGCGACGCGCGGACTCGAAAAGTTCATGAGGCCATCGCGCTGTGGTGCCGCTACCCAGAAGAAATTGAGTCCGACCTGTGGATCCACTGCCACGGTACGGATATTCGGTGGTGGCACCGCGGCGACCTCGATGAGCGTGGATGCCTGAAACTATCGAGCCGACGACTGCTCAACCTGGTTCGGTCCCTGCCTGAGAAGTCGGAATTCAAAACCAACGCACCGCCGCCATTCGGGCGCGACGGGGACTGGCCGACGGATCTGAAACTGTTGGCGGCCACGCACAACGAACTAGCCCAGTATCGGGCCAGCAAGTACGCGGGCACCCCGTACGAATATGAATGGACCGAGTACATCTCGCCGAAAGTGGCGCGTGAGCGCGCTGATGAACAAGAAGCCGAGGAAGAGTTCCACGACCTCGAATTCGGCAAGCTCGTCTCCCGTTTTGGACCGTAGTGAAGGGTGGTGTGATCTGTGGGCATCCCGATTCCCGTTGAAACGACGCTCGATGAGCGCACCGCCACCGCTGCGGCGAGGAAGGCTGAAAAGTTCTTCGCCGATGCGGGGAAGAATGCGGGCCAGCAGTTCTCGGACGCGTTTACTGGTGGGGCGCGGGATGTCGACCAGGCCGTCAAGAAGGTCGCGGACAAGGCGTCCGATGCCTATGACAAGGCGCGTGACGCTGCCGGGAAGCTGCGGGTCGAGACGGAGAAGCTCGACAAGTTGCAGCAGGAAGGCGCTGGCAACGACAGGATCGTTGCGCAGGCTGAGCGGGTTGAGAAGGCCCGCCGTGATGAGGCTCGTGCGGTGCGCAACGCCGCCGACGCCTACAAGGATTACGAACAGGCAGCGAAGAGTGCCGGCGAGAACGCTGGCGACAACTTCTCAGGCGGATTCCGCGGCTCTATCGCGGGAATGACGACGGCGGGCCAGGACGCGGCGGGCGAGTTCGCGGGCGGGTTCGCGTCGTCGTCGGCGCTGCTTCGTCTCGGATCTGCGGGTGGCCCGATCGGTTTGGCGCTGGCCGGTGTCGCCACGCTCGGCGTGATGGGCGGCAAGCTGCTCGCCGACGGAATCGCTGAAGGCTTGCAGACCCTTCAGGTGCAGGATGTTATCGCGACCCGCATGGGTGTCGACAACGGCACGATGAAGGGTTACGGCAACGCGGCCGGTCAGGCGTTCGCCAACGGTTGGGGTGAGTCGTTCGAGGGGAACCTCAAGACCCTGCAGGTTGGTGTGCAGTCCGGGTTGATCTCCCCGGACATCAGCCAGGACGAGGCGCAGAAGTTCATTGAGCGGATGCAGTCGGTGTCGGCGACGATCGAGGAGGACCCGGCCCAGATCGCGCGTGGTACACGCAACTTCGTGAAGACCGGTCTGGCGAAAGACTACGAAGAGGCGTTCGACCTGATCGTTGCGTCGACCCAGAAGGGTTTGAACATCTCGAACGATCTGCTGGACACGTTCGAGGAGTACGGCACCAAGTTCCGCGACCTCGGGTTGAGTGGGCAGGAAGCTCTGGGCCTGATCAACCAGATGTGGGAGGGCGGTGCCCGCAACGTCGATGTGGCGGCGGATGCGTTGAAGGAGTTCGCGATCTCGGTGACGGATTCGTCTGACACGACGAAAACCGCGCTGACCGCCCTCGGGTTCGATGCTGACGATTTGGCTGAGAAGTTCGCGCAGGGTGGCCCGTCGGCGAGGGCCGCGTTCGGGACAGTACTGGAGGCGCTCGGTTCGATTTCGGATCCGATGGAAAAGGAACGCATCGGGCTCGATCTGTTCAAAACGAAGTGGGAGGACGTCGGCGACGCCATCAACAACTTGGATCTGCCGGGGGCGGCTTCGGAGTTGGGCAACATCGCCGGGAAGACCGATGAAGCGTCGGAGGCGTTGTCGCGGCACCAGAACCAGTGGGGCAACCTCAAGAACAGCATCGATGACACGTTCCGCAAGTTCAAGGAATGGCTGGCGGATTCGGCGATCGGACGGTTCTTCAACGAGTCGCTCCCTGCGTGGCTGAACAACACGATCACCGGCGACAATCAGCAACCGGCTGGCGCGGTCCCGCACGACATTCCCGCGCCCCCGGCGCCTGCGGGGATTCCGGCGGATCAGCAGGCCGGTATCGATGCGGGTCAACGGGCACGTAACGGCACTCCCGCGCCGCCACCTCCCGGTATCCCGCAGGACCAACTGGCAGGTATCGATGCGGGGCAGCGTGCCCGCAACGGGCAGCCCGCGCCGCCTCCTCCTGGCGCGCCGGCCCCACCGCCGGATATTGCGCGTGGCCCCGGCATGTCGTACGACGCCGCCGCAAAGCAGGTCGCCGACGAGAAGAAAGCTGCCAGTGCCGCGGAGAAGGCGAAGCCGTCGTTCGATCCGTCGCAGTACTCGGTCGATGCGATTCCGGTTCCTGGTTCAATTCCCGGTGCCATCCCTGGCGTAGTGCCTGGGGTTCCTGGTGCCCCGCCTCCTGGCGTGACCGGTCCCGGTGCTTATCAGGTTGATCCGCAGCGAGTGTTCGATGCTGAAACGTCGGTGATGTCGGCGCGCAACAGTGTCGAGTCGGCGCGTATCCGTGTGCTCGAACTGGAAGCCTCAGGCACCGCGACGCAGCAGGAGTTGAACCAGGCCCGCACCCAGGTGACGATGGCTGAGCGTCAGTATGTGTCGGCTCAGTCGAAACTGCTTGAGGCGCAGCAGGGCACGTGGAAGAAGATGGAGGACACCGCCAAGCAGTTCTCGCAGGGTATGGGTGAGATCGGGGCGGCGCTCGACAACGATCTCGGTATCAGCAAGGGCCTTCCGGGGTTGGCTGAGAACTTGGTGAAGTTTGTCGCCAGTTTGGGTGCTGCCCCAATCTTGGGGCAGTTGGATGCGATCAGCCGCGCGAACCCGATCCAGGGCGGCCACGGCCTGCTCGGCATCCTCGGCGCGCAGGGAGCGTTCGGCCCGCAGTACACCCAATCTCAATACGCCCAGCAAGGCTACGTCGGCTACGGTAGCGGTGCGCCCGGATACGCGTCTGCCGCAAACCCAGCTGTGGCTTCAATGTTGGCTCTGGCTCAAGGTGCTAATGGCGGAAGTTACAGCTGGGGTGGATCCGACCTTAGCCGGGGCCTCGCGGACTGTTCCGGCGCCGTGTCAGATCTTGTCGAGGTTCTGCAGCAGGGCGGCGCAACTCCCGACCGGCTGTTCAATACAGAGGACTTCGCGGCTTATGCTCAGTCGCACGGTTGGCAGCGCGGGTTAATGCCTGGTGCGCTGAATGTTGGCGTGAAGCATGGTGGTCGCGGCGGCGGACATATGGCGGCGACGCTGCCAAATGGCGTTAACTTCGAATCCGGCGGTGCGCACGGCGGAATCGCCTATGGGGGTCCTGCGGCCGGTGCCGGGGATAAGCAGTTCACTGAGCACTGGTACCTGCCGGTGGGTGGCGCCCCCACGGCAGCGGCAGCACCCTCTGTTGCGGCAACGGCGGTGCCTGCGACGGCGCCTTCGGGCACTCCTGCACCATCAACGGCCGGTGTGATTCCTGACAGCGTTTTGTATGCGCCGCAGAATACGAACCCTGCCTTGACGCCCGCCGCATCCACCGCTGCTCCGGGCATTCCAGCACCGGTCGGAGGTGGCGCTCCGCTGGCGTTCGGTCAGGGCGCCCCGCAGGCCGCGCCATTCGCGCAGAACTCGCAGTACGGTGGCGCCGCGTTCCCCGCGCAGGGAGGCGGTGGCTTCCAAGGCCTCGGTGGCGCTCCCATGGACGCTCTGATGATGGCAACCCAAGGCCTCGACCTGTTGGCTCCCGGAGCGTCACAGGCCGCGCAGATCGGCATCAAACTCGCCAACCGTGCCATCGGCTACGCCGGTCAGCTAGCCGGTATCGGCGTCTCCGGGTTGATGGAAACATTCCTGCCCGCAGGTTCCCCGCTGGCCAGCATCGGAAACTCGTGGTTCGGGAAGGTCGCATCCGGGTTCGCCGGTGCACGTCCAGCGTTGCCGAACGCCGCTGGCCAGAAAGCCCCCACAAATCCTGCGCAGGCGAATCCGCAACAGCCGCAGGGCGGCCCCTCGGTTGGAACCAACATCGAGAAGCTCGAATTCAACAACAACGAGGCCACGCAAGGAAACGGTGTCAACGACCTCACCCGGAACCTTGAAGCGCAACACGCACCGACAGGGCAGCGATGACCAACTACCCCGAGGGACCTATCACCCCTCAGGCGGCTTACTACCACCTGAAGGGTCGGCATCCACTCGTGACGCTGTGGGCGTACGACGAGTCGAACAGCTTCTCAATCCTGGGCGGCAAAGCGATTCCCGACAACTTCACAGCACCCGAGTCCGTCATGATCAAAAAAGGCGGATTGAAAGGTCTGATCGCCCCGTGGGACATCATCGACCAGAAGGGCGCATCCGAGGACGGTGTCACGTTCGTCGATGCGCTGCAACGCCCCACCGAGGTTGAGATCAAACTTTTGGTGCGTGGCCGCACCCCGCAGCGCTGCCGCAGGCTGTGCCGGCTGATCATCGCGTCGATCGACAAGAAACGCACGAGCGAGCTGTCGTTCATCGACCAGGACACCGGCCGCTGGTGGGCCGATGTGCGGTGGATGAAAAACCCGCCGGACGTGGCGAAGATCGGTGAATCGTGCAGCGCCGAACTGACACTGGTGTTGCGTGCCGACAATGGGTTCTGGCGCACCTTCCCCGTCACTGATTCGTTCGGATTCAAGTATGAGGACATGGCTGACCAGTTCGACTACGACACCGAAGAGGACGGGAACCTCGGACCTAACTGGCCTCTCTACTACACCGAAGAGGGCGGCGGGTTCATCTACGCCGACGGCAAGTATGCCCGCTGGAAGGACGACCCCGACGACTGGTTGATCACCGACACACGCGAAGTGGTGTGCGGACCGTACAAGGACTTCGAGACCGCCACCGACAACCAAGTCGTGTCCATGGTCCTCGGATCGTTCCAGGAGTGGTCACTTCCCGAGGGCGCAGCGAACGACCTTTGGGCGCGCATGGGCCGAAACGAAGACGGTTCGTGGAACGGCAACGGTATCCGGATGCGTATCGAGAACAACATTGTGAAACTGTCCTACTTCAAGGACTTCTCGCAGACCGTCCTCGCGCAGCGCCTGATTCTTTTGCCTCCGATCATCGGCGAAAAGTGGGTCCTCATCGCCGGTTATGAAGGTGACGGCAACGAACGCGTGTTCAAGGTGTTGCGATTCGCCAACGACAAGGGCGCGGGTGTTTCGGTGCTCACCGTCAAAGAGTCCGGCGCAGAGTCGATGATGGGTGCCGATCATCGCGGTATCGGGTTCGGAATGCAGGCCGGCGCGGCGATCCTCACCCAGGCCACCCCCGCATCTCTGCATAAGGTCACAGCGGGGGACAACTCGACGGTATCGCAGTCCGGGTTCATTGAGATTCGTAACATCGGCGACCAGGACATGCCGCTGCGGTACACCCTTTACGGCCCTGGGAAGTTCAAGTTCGCCGCTGGCCCCGGCCAGACGGAGATGATCGAGTTCGGCCCGCTGCTTCCGAACCAGGTGGTGTTCATCGACACGTCGCGTCAGAACCCGAAGATCAAGGATCTGACAAGTGTGCCGCCAACCCAGCAGGAGCTGTCGTTTTTCCAGAAAGCGTTGAAAGACATCCTGTCCTGGGCGACCGGCAACAACACGAACCTGCTTGTTCAGCAGATCGGTTCGGTGTTCGGGATCATCCCGCCGCAGGGCAACTTGTACTCACTGCTGAAGGGTAAGTGGAACAAGAATTCGGTGATCCCCGCGAAGTCGCCAGGTGAGCCGGATTCGCAGGTGAAACCGTACTTTGTGAAGGTCGCGATCGACGACGGTAACGCCGACTCGAAGATCGTTGCCGCGGGCACGCCGCTTCGCAGGTATCCGCTGTAGATGGGGATTCCGTTCACGCTCTGGAAGCCAGAGCTCGGTTTGTGGTGCCCGAAATTGAATCGTGGGGAGGCGCTGTGACGACGTATGACATCGCCGCGCTTAACGAGAAAATCAAGCACGGCACGCTGGAACAGGTCGCCGAAGCTTCGGTAGCACTGGCTCGCCACCAGGACGAGATGAACACCGACTGGACGTTCACTCTGTGTGACGAGTTCTGGGGTGACATCGGCGATTTCGGTGCCGACCTCATGGAAGCATCGGGCACAGACCCGATGAATGACAAGGCCGCAGCCACATTCAAACTCAAAGGGTCCAGCGACTACATCGGTGCACTGAACCAATGCGAGACAACACTGCGCGGCGTCATCGTCGAAACCGCTGGAATCCGTCTCCCGTACTACGTTGACACCCACGATTGGGCGAACGAGAAAGCTGCATGGACCGGAACCGCGAACTGTGTCGGCATCTGGGACATCCTCAACTACCTGATCATTTGGCCGTCATGGTTCCTGCCGCTGCAGGTTCAGCCGTTCTCGCACGCGATCTTTGTTGGACCGATCGTCACCGTCATCGAGAACATGATCAGCGAGTGCGCGTTCCGGGTTCAGGCCGGCATCAATGAGTTTCTGAACAACGCACTGTCGCTGAACCCGGACGTGCGGGCCTGGTTCGGGTCGATCCTGCAGGCAATCTCCCGCGACGGTCTCAACCCCAACGCGATCCTTGAGATGCTCAAGACGCCCATGTATGTGGTGCGCACAAACCCGTTTCTTGACGGTTCACCCCTGGTGGCGAAGACGGTCCGTATGGAGTCGTGTGGCACCACGATCCGTGAACTCACCAAGGCTTACGGCGTGGTCGTCGATGTGTCCCTGTGGCGCCCGGGCGATCCGCAACCGGACCGGTGGGCCAACCTCACCAAACCGACCTACGTCGTCACCGTCAAAGACAGGTCCCAAATCTCAGGCCCGACACACACCATCCTCGATTCGATCTTCCGCACCACGGTGGATCTCGGTGGATCACTGGGAAGCATCTTCTATCCGATAATCCGCCAAGTCCAGTCCATGCCCGGGGTGTATGAGTCGCCTGCACTAGGTGTGAACTTCACGCCACCCTACGCGGTGGTGGTGGCCCCGGAACACGGCGATGACTCCCCACTGGTGTCGTGCAAGATCACCAAACACACACCGAAGGCGTGGCAGATCATCATCGGCGGCAAGTCACCGAAGTGGCTGAACGACCTGATCAACGCGACCCTCTCCTGGTTGATCGATTCGATTTCCATCATCATCGGATTCACGGGCATTCCGTCGAATCTGCTCGACGGGTTCCTCAACGACGCGTTCTTCGCATTCCAACTGCTGCAGCACTACGGTCGCCGCGCGCAGATGGGGCCGATGCACCCGAACATCGAGATCATCATCCCGACGAACTCGGCGCCGTACAACGTGGAAGCCGTGTTCACGTTCCTCAACGCGCTTTGGGACACAAGGGGTTACACGTCGGCGCAGGCAGTTTTGAAGAACGCCCCATACGGCCCGTACGCGCTGGGCCGTGACGTGGCCCGCGGAATGCTCACCTCGATCATCTACCCGGAGCCAGACCCGCTGACGGGCGGAACCAAATGGTTGATGTTCACCGACCACATCACGAACACGCCATGGAAGTACTCGCCCAAGGACCGCGAGCTGATGCTGATCATCGGCGACGGAAAAGCCGAAGAGGCATCAATCGCCAAGCATCAACGGTTCATCCAGGGCCTGTTTGAAGCCTTCAACGTCGCCACCCTCGCCCCCAGATCGTAGGAGAACACTGTGCCTGTTGAGCCATATCCCACGAAGGTCGTAGATGGCCAGGAGTATTGGGTTGTTGAAACTCTGGTCCCGAAGGAATCGGACCCGGAGCGCGGCGCATACATCTTCTTCGCGAAACCGCTGCAGGGCATTACCGGAATGTCGGGACTGATCAAAGGCGATGACGGCAAGTCCCCGATCATCGACCCGAACCCCGATGTCACGTGGCTGGAGCCCGGAGATCCCACTGAGGACTCCTACACGTTCGAGGAGGTCACCCCTCCGTCTGGCGGCGAACCCGGCGTGTACCGAGCTGTCATCGTTCAGCACAAGCCCGAGAAGGGTGAGGACGGCGACACTGTCCTCGACCCAGGTGATTTCGAAGGTGGACAGGCCGGAGATGTCATCACCCTCAACAACAATGAGGATGGGTTCGAGTTAGTTTCACCGAAGGTCGGCGGGATGCACTGGCCGGCGTCGCTGAACAACGCCACTAACGTTTCTCTGTCGACGTTCCAGATCGGCACGATCGCTGTCAGTGCGGGCACTTACCGCAACGCGTGGCGACCCGACCCGGAAGCCTCGGTCACCGTCACTGGATCGTCTGCCGACATTGCGGTCGACATTGTGGCTCGGCTCAACGCCCCTGATGGCCCAGTCGTCGGACGGGGACGTTCGGTGGCCGGTGTGCAGACGCAGCGAGTCGTGCTGCAGTCGGGTCCGCCTGCAGGAACGTCCGTTGCCGACAGCACCTACTATGTCTCAGCCAACGCTGGGGCCACGATCTATTTGATGGCTGAGAAGGTGAGCGGCGCAGCGACCTTCAGCACTATCCAGCCCCACTTCGGGATGAAGGCTATTCCGCTGCCGTGAGCGAACCAGTGGATCCGCTACCGGAGTGGGTGCGTCAGACACCGAACCTGGAGTCGCTGCACAACCTGCCTGACGTGCCGTGGGGCGGCTATGTGCCCCGCGATGTGCAGCTGCCTTCGCTGCCGGACCTGGCGCAGTTCGTTCTCAAACTCATTGAACGATTCCTGCGTGAGGTCGTCGTGGCGCTGCGTGGCTTCCATATCCCTGGGCTGCCGTCGTTCGACCAGCTCAAAGACTGGGCTGAAAACCTGCCTGACCTGGGGCAGATTATCCAGTTGATTTGGAATTCGCCGATCAACCCGGTGAACATTGTGGGTTCGATTGCGCATTTGTTGACGCAGTTGAATCCGGGTGCGTTTTCCACGGACCGCCCGAATCTGCTTCCGTCGCCGAACTTTGAGGACGGGTCGATCCCGATGAACTCGGTGTGGTCGGTGGATCTGTCGAAGTCCCGCGCGGCTGATGGTACAGGCGCGGCGAAGATTATCCTGGACGGCACCCCGAAGCCACCGTTGTGGTCGGGGCGCACGCCCGAGGATCAGGTTCTCGTTGCCGAGGGGCAGACGATCACGGCGTCGGTGTTTGTGTCCCATGAGGGTTATGTCGGGTCTGGTGCCGCGGTGTTGTTGCAGGTGCGCCCGTATGTGGGGGGTGTGGCGCAGCCGCCGGTGACGGTCGCTGAATACATTCCGGCGTCGGGTGATGCGCCGTGGCCGGGTGTGGAACTCACCGGAACATACGTGGTGCCTGAGGGTGTCACCGGGTTGCAGCACGGCATCGCCCCCACTGTGGGGGCGGCGGCGGGCACGTTTTGGTTTGATGCGGCGAAGCTGGTGCAGTCCGGCAAGATTCAGCAGTCCTGGGTTGATCAGCTGCCTGAAACGCTGCAGGATTTGTTGGGGCGTTGGCAACTGCTGGTGGACACGATCATCGGCGCGGTGACTGGTGTCGCTTCTGGGATCAGTCACACGTTGGAGGATTTGGCGCAGGCTCTGACGTCGATCAACCCGGCCAACATTCTTGGCGTGTTGGGGTTGGGCAACATTGCTGAGGCGATCCAAGAGTTTTTGGATGCCCTGGTGGGTGGCTTGGTGGGGCAGCCCGGTTCTGGCGCTACGCTTCCCGACCTGTTCAACACGATCCTCAAGATTGCTTCGCAGTCTGCCCGTGGGGATTTCGCGTGGATCATTCATGGTGTGTCGACGAACAAGCCGGTCGACAAGGGCAAGTTGCCTTCGGGGGACGCCAACTATCCGTATTCGAATGCGAACACGTGGATTCCGGTCACCCAGACCGCGACGCTGGCCATCACCTACCGTGCGGGCAAGTCGGAGCCGCTCGGTGTGATCGGCTATCTGGGTAAGGGGTCGACAGGTCTCTCGGGGCTCTACATCAATGTGCGCAAGATCGACCCGGTCACTGGTGCGCGGGTGTTGGTGCATCATTCGCCGAACTTGGCGTCGCTGCTTCCTGTTGGTGATGCGGTTGACTGGGTGTATTACGAGCTTGATAACCCGCTGCCGCGTGAGATCAGCGACGAGTACGAGATTCAGATTGTGCCGGTCGGTTCGGGTACGCACTACGTCCGCGGCTACGACGACGACGATGACATTCCTGATCATCCGTACGCGAATGTGAAGTCTGACGCTGCGGTGCGTGACGAGTCTGCGAACCCGGACAACCCGCCGCTGTCGATCGCCAAGTCTGCAGTGGTGCGGTCGTCGCGCGTCATGTGGATTGAGACTGCGGTTGATACGGGAACCGGTTCGGATCATCACGACCCGGCGATCGTGTACCTGGGCAGTGTGGAGACGTCGATTCCGAAGCCGAAGTGGGCGAACGCGTTCGACCTGATCGGTGTGGGTGGTTCCGGTGCGGGCCGGCAGGCGTCGCTTGCCCAGTTCGGCGAGGGCGGATCCCCCGGCAAGTTCAACGCTGCCACCTATGTGTCAGGTGAACATTTCGATGCTGATGACGACATTGTTATCGCTTTCACCCCGGGTGCTGCGGGTAAGGGCGGGACGGGTGTTGGCGGTAAGGGCGGTGACACGGTGTTTACGTTCCCCGGCTATGAGCTGGTGTGTGATGGCGGTGCGGGTGGTGATTCGCTCGGCCTGATCGGTAAGCCGGTTGGTATTGGTGCGAAGTCGTTGGAGTACAACGGGGAACTGTATGTGGCGGGTGGGGATCAGAAGGTTCCCAGCGGCAATGGTGTCGCCCCCGGCGGTGGTGGTAATGGTGGTGATCGGTTCTTCAACAATGGTGGCCACGGCGCTCTTGGTGGCGGTTGGGTGCGGTTCTACAAGCGTGATGTGACCACCGAGGTTCCGCCGCCTCTGGACACGACTCCGCCGACCCCACCGACGACTGAGGTGGTGTCGAAGACGTTCAGCACGATCACTGTGCGCGCGGTGGGAGGTACTGACGAATGATCGTCGCCTACAACGTGTATGACGCGGATACGCATCAGAAGTTGAATGCTCAGCCGGTGCCGATTGATCAGGATTTCACGTGGACGGGCCGGTCGTCGGGCACCCCGTACCGGATTTACACCACCAACGTCGATCAGGCTGGTTGGGAGTCGGAACCGGGGGAGCCTTCACTGGTCACGACGGATGCGTTCACCCCGGAGTCGGAGATGGACCCAGCTGATAAGGCGGTGGTGGATCAGATCATCGCTGATGCGATGGCGGCTGGTGCGGGTCCTGGCTTGATTTGGAAGATCACCAGCCCTATCGGCTCGTATATGGGTGCTGTTGGGTCGGCGGGGAAGCGGCCCATCACTGTAGATGACCATTTCCGTATCGGGTCGGCGACGAAACCGTTCACCGCGGCGGCTGTCCTGCGATGCGTCGAGCAAGGGTTGCTGTCTTTGGAGGACACGCTTGCTGATTTCGACACCCCGAAGTACAAGCTGAGTGATATTCCGCGGTCGAGCGAGATGAAGGTTCGGCATCTGCTGATGATGCGCGCCGGGATTTTCGATGAGCAAAAAGACATCAACATGCTGCTGCGTTTGGTGTTGTTCCCTGGGTCGGAGTTCAACGAAGAGGCCCACTTCAACATCGCCAAGGCGCATCAACCAATGTTCGATCCTGGTACCAGCTTTCACTACACGAACGCCTCGTACACGGCGTTGGGGTTGATTGTGCAGGCGGTGACTGGCCGCAACATTCGCAACGTGGTTATCGAGGATCTGTTCGAGCCGTTGGGGTTGACGGAAACCTCGTGGCCGACTACGGGCCGGATGCCGGAGCCTTATGCTTCTGGGTTTGGTGGCGGCGTTCCGGGTGATCCGACTGGGCTTCACCCGTCGTACGCGTACGCAGCGGGTTGCATCGTGTCCACGATCAATGATCTGCATAAGTGGGTTGGGCATATGCGGGATTCCACGTTCCTGGGGCCTGAGATGTATCAGGTGTGGATGGATACGTATTGCCCGATTCCGTTGGGGAGCCCGTTCGGCCCGGAGATGGTTGCTTATGGGCTGGGCATGTATGACTTTGGTGACTGGAAGGGTCATGCGGGTTCGTGGCCTGGTTATGAGTGTTCTCCGATGTGGCATCCCGAAACTGGGGCGATCATTTGTGTTGCGGAGAACTCGCAGACGATAGGCACTGATGGTGCTGGGGTGGCGACATGGTCGCGGATTTTCCCGGAGATCGCCCGCCACGTGGTGCCGGGGTCGATGCCGAACAAGACGTACATCAGTTGCAGTGTCCCGGCTGATCCGGCTGTGTTCAAACCGGCTGCGGCGAACCTTGGATACGGTGGGGTTTCGCAGCCGGTCGCCGGTATTGGTGGCGGCTCAACATCGTTGAATGCGCCTTCCGGTTCGGATGTGTTTGCGTTTGTGGTGTGGGATCGGGCTGCGACGACGCCGACGGTGAAGTTTGGTGGGGTGGCGATGGATCTCCTTCAGGTTGTCTACCACAATAATGATTCGGCGAGTGGTGGTTTGGCGGTGTATCGGGCTGCCGGGGCGGGTTCGGGTTCGGCGAAAACTCTTGAGGTGTCGGGTGCGTCGTCTGCGTGGGTGACTGCGTATGGTGCGGTGTTCGGCCCGGTGAAGTCGGTGGGGACACCGTCTGTCGGTTACGGGAGTGGGACTGTTCATTCGCAGTCTGTGTCGAATGGTCCGGGGACGATTACGTTGCAGGCGTTTTCTGCGGCGTACATGTCGTCGGATGTGGATGTTGTTTCGGGTGCGCGGAATCGGGCGAAGTTCCGTGGTACTGCCCCGATGTTGTTGGTGAATACGACGAATCGTTCTGGTGAGGTGTCGACGATTTCGGCGTCGCCGAATCGGTGGGCGTCGATTGCGGTGAATATTGCGATCGCGGTCGACGTGGACACGAAACCACTACCGGCGCCACTGAAGCTGACCGGCGGCCAGCCCGCGGTGGTGGTCGACGTCGCGAACAAGGTCATCACCCCGGCCTCCGCGGTGCTGTCGATCGATGGCGGTCGGCCGGGCGGTGAGGCCCGCACTCCGACGGGCGGCTCGATCGCCATCACCGGCGGCCAGCCGACGATTAACGTCGCGGCAGCGTTCGAACCCTTCGACGAGGTCAACGTCACCCGTACCAACGCACCCGTTCCTGCAGGTGCTGGCGGTTGCTACTTCACTGCTGGCGGCGCTGGCGGTGGCGGTGGTTCCGGTCGCCGATCCAACTCTGGGTATCGCTATGGTGGCGGCGGCGGTGGTGGCGGCGCGTACATCGATCGCGTGTGGATACCGCGCGAACTCATGGGGCCGACCTACTCGTCTACCCGTGGCCTCGGGGGCGCGGGGGGAGCGAAATCCTTCTCCGGCGACGGCAAGAACGGCAGCAGCGGCGGGGCCTCCTCGTTTACCTCTGGCGGAATCTCGCTTATCGCAGGCGGTGGCGCTGGAGGCGCTCGGGGCACGAACTCGTCCAGTAGCGGCGCAGGCGGTGCCGGGGGCACGGCGAGTGTCACCGGTATCACCGCCACGTCCTATGTTGGCGGAAAAGGCGGCAATGGCGGCGGCAACCCCACCAATGGGCAAAGCCGATCCAACGGCGCGGGCGCAGGCGGCGGCGGTGGCGGTGGGAAGAACTCGAACGACTCCACGTTCAACGGCGGCTCAAACGGCACGAGCCCCGGTCCTGGCGGCAGCGGCGGACGCGGCACCGGCGGCGGCTCGGGCACTGGTGCAGATGGTAACCCCGGCGAGGACGGCTGCAACCTGATCGAGTGGCGAGCGGCCCCATGAAAGGACGATCATGCCTCTAGGGTGGTGGGTTGAAAACAGCACTACACCAACAGGTGCCGACCTCACAATCACCGGCGGCCAACCCACAGTGACCGCCACCCAAAACAAGGTCATCACCCCCACCGGACGCACCTTGACGATCACCGGTGGCATGCCCACCAGCGGACCCGTCGCCACCCCCACCGGACGCACCATCACCATCACCGGCGGCATACCCGCAGTGCTGGTCAACCGCCAAATCGAACCCGCCGGGGCCACCCTCACACTCACCCCCGGCACACCACTGGCCATCAAAAACACCATCATCACCCCCAGCGGCCGCACCCTCACCCTCACCAGGGGAACACCGGTCGTCACCAACAAAGCACCCGCCGCATACGGAAACGTCGGCGCCGGAGCAATCGCATCCGGCAACCCAACCATCGCCTCCTACACCGCACCCGCAGGCGCTGACGTGTTCGCCGCAGTCAACACCGACCGCGCCGGCGCAACAGTCACTACCATCACCTACGGCGGCGTCGCAATGGAACTCATCGCCACCGCTGTCCACAACAACACCACCGCCAACGGAAACCTCTACATCTACCGGCTCGCCGGAGCTGGCACCGGAACCGCGAAAACCCTCTCCACCACCACAAGTGGCCTCGCCTGGTTTTACCTCAACACCATCTCAATCACCAACGTTGGCACCGTCGGAACATACACCAGCACGTTCGGCAACGGCACTGTCGCATCACACACCATCACCGTCCCGTCCAATGGGCTCGTGCTGCAGGTCGTCAGCTCGGGCGCCGGTGGTAGCTCGGTGTACGACTTCACCTCATTCTCCGGGGTGACTAACAGGTTCCACGGCGCATCCAGCGCCACATCACTGGCGTTGAACACCGCCACCGCATCAGGCGCGACCACGTCGACGGCGGCTGCCGCCCAAGCGTGGGCGGTCATCTCCATCCCCATCAGTTAACCCCGCCCACAACCCATCGAACACCCCCAACAGCGTTGGGGGCCTTTGTTGTACCCCGAGAAAGGAACACCCTCATGGCCGCTGGCACCTGGACGCTCCCCAATGGCGCCCGACAGAACCTGCTGAACGGCACGTTCGACATCGACTCCGACTCTTGGAAAGTCGCGCTGGTCACCAGCTCCAGCAACATCGGCGCATCGACCACCACGTGGGCTGGTGTGACCGGTGAAGTTGCCAACGGCAACGGCTACACCACCGGCGGCATCGCCGTCACCCTCACCCTGGCTGGCACGACGTCGGTCACGGTGTCGTTCGCCACAAACCCTGTGTGGACTGCCTCGGGTTCGGGCATCACGGCGCGCTGGGCTGTGCTGTACGAGGTCAGTGGGAACGTGCTGGCCTACGTGCTGCTCGACAACACCCCAGCCGATGTGAGTGTGGCAGCCGGAAACACGCTGACCATCGACAGCGACGGAACCCCTTCACCGGTCCTGACGTTGGCTTAGTCTTCGGGTTTTCCGAGGGCGCGGAGTTGGTACACGCGTTGCTTGGAGATTTTGAGGGCGCGGCCGATGTCGTGCCAAGTGATGCCGTGGACAGTCATCGCCTCGTAGACGAGGGTAGCCAGTTCGGCGTCAAGCTCGGCGGTAGTCGCGGCGCGTTTCTGCCGGTTGGCGATCATGCGGTCGATGATTGTCACAAGGACGAGTGTATCTCAAAGAAACACTTGCACACGTGGTAAAACGCAGTTAGACTCTGCGGTGTAAGACATCAGACACCGCGTGGCGGGGCTCAAGGCCTGAGAAACCGACCCCGCCACGCGGCCCACCCCCACAAGGAGGCGTTCGCCATGTTACGCACCACCACCGCAACTGTCCTCGCAACCGCAGCACTCGCCCTCGGCATCCCCGCCGTCGCCGACGCCGCACCCAAACACTGCGACAACCACGGCACCGGCACCGGCCTCATCTACAAACACGCCTGCGCCACCGGCAGCGGCGGACAAGGCCCCGCATGGACCACCAGCGGCGACCCCTACCAGAAGATCGACGGCGCCACCTACCAGGACTTCAAGTGCACCGCCCGATGCAACGGCGGCATGAAGAAACACAAAACCGTCAAGGTGCAGGACGCACCGTCAAGCGACCCGTCCACGGACTCCACCGAATAAGCCCCCGGCCATGAAGATCCACGTCGCCAGCCACGGCCCCACCGGCTGGACCGCCACCATCCTCCACACCACCGGCACCGTCCACACCGTCATCGACGAACAAGGACGCTGGCACCTCGTAGACGCATCCCGAGTCACCATCAGGCGGATCCCATGACACACCCAGAAAAAATCACCATCCGCGTCCGAGGCAGGAGATACCCGATAATCCCCGTCGTCACAATCACCATGCCACTGTTCCTGTTCACATTCGGCGGCATCCTCGGCTACGCCTGCCAAACAGGAGCCATCTGATGCGGATACGAACCACCATCGGCTTGGGTGTCCTGACTGGCCTCGGTATCGCGGCACTCATCTCGTGGATGTTCGCCACTGGATGCCCACTCATCGACCAGGTGTTCATCGAGAAAGACACCCTCTTCTACTTCTGAACCAACCCCACAGAAAACCCCGCCACCACACGGTGCGCGGGGTTTCTGCATGAAAGGACCGTCCCGTGTCCGACCTGGAAAAGCGTGTCGCCCGACTGGAAAAGCAAATCGTCGCCCTGATCGTCAAGCTCGAATCCCACACCCATAAGTACCGGAACCTCCGTGGTCAATTGCCGCGAGGTGGAACTACGCACCGAAAGGCCATAACCCATGGGCATCCTCAACAAACTCATCGACTTCGACCCCATCATCGACCGCGCCGTCAACGCCGCCATGGCCCAAGTCCCCGGCCTCCTCGACGCCGTCGAACACCGCATCAAAGCACTCCTACCCATCCTCGCCGCCGCCGCGGCCAAAGCACTCGCCGACCAACTCGAAGACGTGCCCGTAGTCGGCACCGTCCTCGACATCGCCGAGAAAGTCCGAGAAGACGTCAACCAAATCCCAGACATCGACATCCCCGTGCTGTCCGAAGTTTTCGACCTCACCGAGTTCCTGAAGGGGCTCGGCAAGCGATGAGCTTCACGTGGTTCCGGCCCGAGGGTCCGCTGCGCACCCGCGAACAGGTCGCACGCGAAGTGCACGCCGTCAGCCTGTCCCGAGGACTCGACGAACTCGCCACCGTCATCGCACTCATGACTGTCTCTACCGAGGTCGGCGCCGGCACCGGTGATGACCGCAAGTGGTGGTGCCCCGCCAACGACCGTGTCCCCGCAACGAAGGACTTCCCCCACGACTCCCGCAGCGACGACAACCGGTCCTCGGGGTACTTCCAGCAGCAACCCGGACCCAACGGTGAGCCGTGGTGGGGGACACCGGAAAACATGATGACCCTGCCCCAGGCCGCGAACACGTTCCTCACACGCCTGGCCGACGACTATGGGCGTGCCGCGAACAACCCAAGGTTGGCCGGCGAGTTCGCGCAACGTGTCCAGCAGTCCGCATTCCCTGACCGGTACGCCGAGAAATGGGACGAAGCCTGGACTGTGCTGCGGCGCGCGCTCGGAACCCAACCGCAACCCCCGAAGGAGACCCCTGTGGCGTGGACTGGTGACCCTGTTTGGCTTGAAGAAGTCTTGCGTCCCGTGCTCGGCGACAAGCTCAAGACACTGCCTGGGTGGCAGAACTCCGGACACGGAGACTTCAAAGACATCCGCGGTGTCATGGTGCACCACACCGGCAACTCCCGCGAGTCCGCCGAGTCGATCCGCAAGGGCCGCCCCGATCTCGCTGGCCCACTGTCGAACCTGCACATCGCACCCGATGGCACGGTGACCATCGTCGCCGTCGGCGTCTGTTGGCACGCCGGACGCGGCTCGTACCCGTGGCTGCCCACCGACAACGCCAACGCGCACATGATCGGCATCGAATGCGCCTGGCCCACCGTCACCAACGGCAAATTCGACCCGGCTGAACGGTGGCCCGACGCGCAGATCATCTCCATGCGCGACACCTGCGCCGCACTCGCCACCAAGCTCGGGCACCCCGCGACCCGCGTCATCGGACATAAGGAGTACGCCGGTGCCGCACAGGGCAAGTGGGATCCGGGGAACATCGACATGCCGTGGTTCCGCGGCGAGGTGGCGAAGGCGATGCGAGGCGAGTTCAACCAGCCCGCACCTGAGCAGCCGGGTCCGGTGCTGCCGCCGGACTACGCGAAGGAGACGTGGGATCAGCTGCGGGTCCTGTGGCCCCAGCTCGGGGGCCGCACCCTCGTGGATGCGGTGGGGGCGATCGGCGAAAAGCTCGGCGTTGAAGGCTGCTACGACACGAAGAAGGCCCAGTCATGAGGATCGGTGGGCAGTACGTGGGGTTGGGCCTGGGTGATTCCAGTCCTGAGATCCGCAACATCAAAACGTTCATGCGGCGCAAGTTCGCCTCCTACGCCGGTCATCTCGCAGACACTGAACTGTACGACGAGCAGATGGTCGCCGTCGTCACGGAGATGCAGGCCCGCTACAACGCGTCCGGGCAGCTCGCCAGCGACAAGTACACCCCCGGAATTATTAACGCCGAAACAAAGTACGTCATGGGGTATCTGCAGCGCCCACCTGGTCCCGACACCCGGGGTGTGTTGCTCACGGTGTGCGGTACCGGTGTTCCGTGGTGGGTCGGACCGGATGCCGACACTGCACGCGCGGTGGAGAACGTGTACAAGTGGCGGCCGGTCGGGTATCGGGCTGCACCGTTCCCGATGGGTGCCAGCATCGCCGAAGGGCGCGCTGAGGCGAACCGCATCATCGTTGAGGAACGGGACCGCATCGAAAAGTACGGACTTGCTTTGGCTGGCTATTCGCAGGGCGCGATCGTCACATCCGAGTTGTGGGAGTACGACATCAAACCCACTTCCGGCCCGCTGCACTGGGCTAAGCCGTATGTGCGGAAAGCGGTCGCGTGGGGTAACCCGATGCGGGAGATCGGGAAGGCGTGGCCGGATCCTGGAGCGCCCGTCTCCGGTATGGGCCGGGGTGGTATCACCCAAGAACTGATGGTTGATACCCCAGAGTGGTGGCGCAACTATGCGCACGCTGGCGATCTGTACACCGATGTTGCCGACGACGAGGCTGCGGAGAACAAGCGTGCGATCTGGGCGATTGTTCGTGGAACGAAGGTGTTCTCCGGGCCGGATTCGATTCTGGCGCAGGTACTTGAGGTGATGGGTATCCGCCAGGACGCGGGGATGGTTATGGAGGTGATGGCCATCTTCAAAGCCATCATGGACGCCGGCCTGTTTTTCCTGAAGGGCACCGGCCCGCACGTCAATTACAACATTCAGCCCGCTATCGAGTATCTGCGGGCCACCTGAACCAACCTCCACCGTGTGTGGGGGTTTCTGCATGGACTCATACCGCGTGTCACGAAACCAAAAGGAGAACGGCCATGAGCGACCTATTCACTCGCAGATTCTGGGAAGACGCCCTGGAACGCATAGTCAGCTCGGCAGCACAGGGATTCATCGTCGGCGGAGGTGTCGGTACCGCCACTGCCACATCTGTCGATGTCCGCTACTTCCCGTGGATCGCAGCCGCGTCCACGGCGGGTGGTATGGCTGTGATGACTTTCGCTAAGTGCTTGGCCGCGATCAAGGTTGGTAACAAGGGGACCGCGTCGCTGCTAGCGAAGCATGATGTGGATGCGACGTGACGGGGTTTTGGAACCCGGAGTTTTGGAACGGGATCGGCATTGTTGGTCTTGTTCTCATGATCGGGTTCCTTTTCCTCCTGTCGCTGCAACGTGGCTGGCTGATCCTGGGTATTCATCATCGTGAAATCATGGATGCGAAGGACCGGGAGAATATGGCTTTGATGGAGCGGTCCCGTAAGGACGCCGAGTCGATCAGCACGTTGAGTTTGGCTGTGACGAAGCAGACGGCTACTGAGGATGCGGTGACGAAGATCCTTGCCGCGCTACGTGAGACGATAGCGGCTGGTGGAGGTCATTGAGATGCGCCGGTTTCATTTGATCACGTGGCTGGTTCGCCCTCATTTGCGGGAGGTTGCGCAGGCGAATCGGTCTGCGGAGATCGCGGAGGCGGAGAAGGTGGCTTCTGAGGTGAGGTTTGATCGGGTGCGTTCTCAGGCTGAGAAGTCGACTGTGGTGAATGCGAATCTGCGTCGTGAGTTGGCTCGTAACGGCTGGACGGAGATGTTGCAGTCGGCGTGGGAGGCTCGGGCATGAGGTACGCATACGCGGTGGGTGTTGCGTTGTTGGTGGGTGTGTTGGTGTCGGATGTGTGGTTCGATGTGGATTACCGTCTGGCCGCGAATTTTACGCTCACGTTGATGGCCACGTTGGTGACGGTGTTCACTGTCCTGTATGGGGTGCGGTCGAATTGGGGTGCTAACCGTATCGGCCGCGTGTTCTTCACAAAGTGCGTGTTTTTGTCGGTGGTGTTGTGGCAGGGCGTGATCTCGGTGTGGGGCGGACCGGATTACCCGTACAGGGATTTGGTGCGGTTCACGATTTATGCGCTTGGGGTTGTGGCGTATACCCCGATGATCATCACACTGTGGTGCCAGCAGCGACGAGACCGAGCCGACCGCGCCGAAGCTTTAGAGGTCTGAGGTCATTGTCTTTTGCGTCGCCACACATGAACTCCGGCAAGCATCTTGAATTCTTGGGTTCCGCTATCGCTTAACGCGAGGGTAAATTCAGACTGCTTGTCGTAGTCCACAGGTGATGGATGAGCTGTAACGGTGACCGCCCCGACAGCATCGCCGCGCGCATCGCAAAGCACGTCTCCCGGACGGATGTTGCAAACTCTGACACGCTCGGTGCCGTGCACCGCGAAATACACGTCCGGGCCGACACGGTCCATCACGGACATCTCGTACTTCGCTCGCTCCACCCGAGACTCCTCACGCATCTGCTGCAAGTCACTCAGCGTGTAGCCGCGACCGGAATCGGGGGCGCACGACAGGCACCATAAACGGTCCTGGGAGTTGTCGCCCAGGCCGCCGGTCATGGAAAACCCCGTCTCGTAGGAGACGACCGCCCCGCACTTGTTGCACTTCGCCGCTTCACCGTTCATGTTTGTCCTCATCTGGTGGGTTTTGGAGGTTTAAGCAGGTTTAGCCGAAACGTGCTAAAACGTCATCGTTGTGGTAGGTAGAGATCTCCGCTGTGGTCATCGGTTTTCCGCATTCACATGTCCAAACACCCCGGACCACGCACCACATGTCATTTCCGACGTTCCGGCAGCCAGTGCAGCGAACGAACCGCGTCCAGCTCATGTTTGTCCCCATCTGTGGTCGATATATACGCCTTACGTCAACTGCTTGGCAGGCACCGGGCCGGTAGTGGTGTCCCACTCTCCGCCCGGGCCATAAGCCGCCGCGTAGCTATGTCCGTGGTCTTCGACCTTGCGGTGCCACTGGCTGTGTCGTGCCATGTTGACCACCAACGACCCACAGTCGAGGCAGTGGTACAGGACGCGGGAATCACCCGCTATTGGCGCATACTCCGGGTCATTCATCGGTGGTTCCTTTCGCCGATAATGTTGCGTTACGTTCGGGTCCTCAGCCACGCCTCAAGTTGGCTGACCACACTGGTCGAAGCCATCGCTTCCCGCCACGAGGCATACCCCCCGGCCCAGCTCCCATCCGGGGCGTGGACCACCCAGGGCAGGGACAGCAGGTTCTCACGCTTGCGGATGTTCCAGCGCATCGCAATCCTTGAGCCATCGTTGGATTGTGTTGGTGGATTTCCCGGTGAGTGCGGCTATCTCCCGGACAGAACCACCAGCAGACGACGCCTCACGCACTGCCGCCAACAACTCCGACCTAGTCACGTCGTGTGCTTCCACCGCGGCAAGAAGCTTGGACCGCTGAGGCTCCGGTGTCTCGCCACGTTTCACTGCTCGATCGCCCGCTGGACCGAAGGCAGCAGAGCCGGGGTGTGTCCCGTCGCATACGCTTCGGCGACCGCCGGCATCACAGAGTCACCTACTGTGTGACCGTTCGGCAGCACAAGGTGGGCGAGGAATTCCGCATCGAACGAGACGATCCCGCTCTCCACAGCTTCCAGTTTCGCCTTGATGACGAGAGCCAGGGAACGCCACCGTTGCCGCACCGCCTGTTCGTATGCCTGCGCTATCTGTGTCGCTGCGCGTGATCGTCCCGTTGGGGTTTTGGTGAACTCACGGTCCTGACGGTTCGGCATGGGAAGGATGAACCGGACTTGCCGATTGTGGATCACAAAACCAACGATGGCCTGGTCTTCGTCCCAGCCGTACATGAACTGACGTGCGCCGTATCGGTTGAGGGTGCGTTCAATTTCGGCGCGGGACCGATCTGATGAGACGTCGGTGTTGGCGGCGTATTTAGCCATACACACATTGTAGCGATTGTTGCCACAATGTTCTGCCGATCAAGGCCAGTTCGGGTACGTATCTACTAGATGTCCACCGGTCGATACTCCCCGAACACTCCACGCGGATCCCCAGCCAACACCCACGCATGCTGCCGATCAGCACGAGCCACCACCGCCAACGCCTCAGCCCGCCGACGCGCAACCACCGCCCGATGCTCCGCCGACACCCACATCACCGCACGGAACACCACAAACAACACCCCGAACAACACCAACGCCCACAACACCACAACCCCCTTACGGGCAATTCGGGTACGTATCAATAATCGTGCCGATGAACGGGCTGACCTCAACCACCGACCGACCCGCAGCATCCGCATAAATCACCTCAGTCTCAGCGCGAGACTTCCCCTGACGAAGCATCAAACAAATCGCATGCGCATCATCGATCGTCGCAGCAGGATTCGGCAACACCCAACCCTGACTCCGCAACGTCGCCAACAACTCACCGTCATACGACGCCAACGACCGCGCCGGCGGCAGCGGGGACGGGACTGGCGGAGGAGGCGGTTGCACCACCACGGTCGTTACCGTCACCGGCGGCGGTGGAGGCACCGACGGCGCAGCGACCGGCGCAGGTGGCGATGTCGTCGTTGAGGTCGTTGACGGGGCGGCCGCCACAACACTCTCCGATGTGTCGCCGAGATGCTGGTAGCCGAGCACTACAGCCACAGTCACAAGCGACAAGCTCACCCCGACCGCCGCGGCAGTCACCCAGAACGGCCACCCCGAATCAGCCGGCTCCGGATAATCCTCGGCTTCCGACCAGGCGAACGCGGCCTGCGTATCAGCTTCAGCGACCCCAGCAAGCTCAGTGAGGTCACCCCCCTCATCCATACACGAATCGTACGACCTGCAGGGGGCAAAGGGGAGCGTGTTTGCGTGCTGTCATTGACAACACCGCTCCAGGTTTCCCCAGGTCGCTACAGGCTCGAATAGGTCGCTGCAGAACCACACGGGTGTTTTTTCGCAGCTAGAAGCCCATTTCCCCTAGATGCCAAGGGGTTCGAATCCCCTTAGCTCCACTCCTGAACAGGCAAAATAGAACGTGACAACACGGATGACAGCACAACCGCTAGAATCCGGGTCATGGCATCAGTCCGTGAACGCGCCCGCAAGGACGGAACCACCGCCTACCTGGTCTCATACCGATTCGGCGGTCGGGGCAGCGCGCAAGGCGCACTCACCTTCGACGACCGCAAGGCCGCAGAAGCGTTCGTGGCAGCGGTCAACGCGCACGGTGCTGCGCGCGCCCTGGAGATGCACGGCATCGACCCCACCCCACGAGGAACCAAGTCGGAGCTGACGGTCGCCGAATGGGTGCGTCACCACATCGACCACCTCACCGGTGTCGAGCAGTACACGTTGGACAAGTACGAGCAGTACCTCGCCAACGACATCACCCCACACCTCGGCGACATCCCCCTCTCGAAGCTGTCAGAGGACGACATTGCCCGCTGGGTGAAGGTCATGGAAACAACCGGCGGCCGGGGCGGTGACGGGCACTCCCCGAAGACGCTGCGCAACAAGTACGGGTTCCTGTCGGGCGCGCTGAACGCTGCGATCCCCCGATACCTGACCGCGAACCCGGCAGCGGGCCGGCGCCTGCCCAGGGGTGACGCCGACGATGCCAACGACGAGATCCGCATGCTCACCCACGCCGAGTTCGACCGGCTCTACGACGCGGTCACCCCGCACTGGCGGCCCATGCTGCAGTTCATGGTGATGACCGGGTTGCGGTGGGGTGAGGTCTCCGCGCTGCAGCCTCGGCATGTGGATGTGGAGACCTCCACGATCAAGGTGCGGCAGGCGTGGAAGTACTCGTCAGCGGGGTATGTGTTGGGGCCGCCGAAGACGAAGCGATCGAGGCGGACGGTGGACGTTCCGGCACGACTGCTGGAGCGGCTGGACTTGTCGAACGAGTTCGTGTTCGTAAACACCGATGGGGGGCCGGTCAGGTATCCGGGGTTTCTGCGGCGGGTGTGGAATCCGGCGGTGAAGCGGGCCGGGTTGGATCCGCGGCCCACCCCGCACGATCTGCGGCACACGTATGCGTCGTGGCAGCTAACGGGCGGGACTCCGGTGACGATTGTGTCGCGTCAGTTGGGGCACGAGTCGATTCAGATCACGGTGGACACCTACACCGATGTGGACCGGACGAGTTCGCGGGTGGCGGCAGAGTTCATGGACGGGCTGCTGCGGGACGCCTAGTTTGTTTCCTGTCGCGTCGGCTTCCGCAAACACATGGCGCGTGACGGGGTCTGTCATTTTTGGCAAATCCATCCCACTTTTGGGTGCCGGTCCCATAGATTCATAGGATTCCAGCTGCGAGGGGTGGCTGAACGTTCGAAATCCGTAGGTGTTACCCATGTTCGATTCTGAACTTGACCGGATCCACTGCGAGATTCAGCGGGCGCTGGACTTGTATCCGCCCGATGTGTGGGATCTCAGCCAAGCTCGGTCAGTGTTGGCGTTCTTCACTAGCCTGCCTTCGCAGGCGCAGGGATTGACGGGTGCGCGATGCCGGGGAGGGCTCGTTCGCACCCGTCGTCTCACCAGACCTGGCCCCTAGGGCGTCCTCCTCGGGCGATCGCGTTTGGCGCGGTGTTCGCGGTTGCGAGGTTTGATGTACATGCTGGGCATTGATTTCTCCGTTTTGTTTGACGGCCGCGCGGACCACTGACACCAGAGCGTTCTTCATGTCTGGTGCCAGGTCGTCGACACCGGGAGGGAGTCGGAGCGCGAAGTCGGATGTTGCGTCGACTCCGATGCCGAGTCCGCTGGCGTAGGCCAGGACGACCGCTGACTCTGTGCAGTTGAGTGCGGTCGCCATGCCGGCGATGGTCTTGGCTTCCTTGGGGAACTGTTTGGGGGGTCGGTTCGAGAGCTCTTGGAACGTCTGGAACTTGACTCGGTATCCAGACGCTGCTTCGAGGTCGCGCACCGATTTTCCGGTGTCGAGTTCCGCTCGGATGAGCTCACTGATTGTGGGCACGTTTGAACTGTGACTTGCTTCGTTGTTTGTCTCAACCATCCCGAACTCCCGACCGTCTACCAGTGATTGACAAGCAGGGTACATCGGATCGTCTACCGGAAAGTGTGACACGGGCAGTAAGAAAACTGCTGGCTGCGGAACTACATCAATGTCATTACTTGCATTCCGTCTACCTGTAGACGCATACTTGACCCGTAGTTCTTGACAGATAGACGGCTACTAGGGGACACTGATGAAACACCGCAAACGCCACCCGAAGGGGGCATGGATGAAGCTCCGCAGCGCCGACACGCTACGAGCTCTCATGGAGCAGTACGACTTCTCGCTTGGTCGGCTCGCCCGGTATGCGGGTTGCTCCAAGGGGTTCATTTCCCATCTGCTGGCTGGCCGCCGATCCAGCTGCACACCGGATCTCGCTGATCGCATCGCGGAGGCTCTTCACGTGCCGACGACGGTCCTTTTTGAGGAGCGGGTGACCCCCACTGGCATGTCCACCGACAAGCGTTCGGGGACATCAGCCGCATGAAAAAGCCCTCGCCCGGAACGGAGGCGAGGGCACCGACACCGAGAGGAAAGCTCGAATGTCTGAACCCGATTTTACAACAGTCGACCTGACCGAGAGCGGCGCACGCGATCAGCGTGACTATCTCGCCAGCCGCACTGATGTGCTCGACAAGGTGGGCGTGCTCCGATGCCTACCCGATGACATGCACGTAACCACCGACATGCTCGCTGAGTTCTACGGGGTTGGGTTCGAAGCGGTCCGGTCAGTGGTGAAGCGTAACCGTGACGAGTTCGACGCGGACGGTATGACCGTCGTCTCGCGCGGCGAATTCGATGAGAGGTTCAACTTGGACCTCTCATCCAATCGGGCCAACAGCTTCACGCTCTACCCGCGCCGCGCGGTGCTCCGCATGGGCATGCTGCTCCGCGACTCCGCTGTGGCCCGCAATGTCCGCGATTACCTACTCAACGCCGAGCAGTCCTCGCCGGCCCGAGAGTTGACCGAGGACGAGAAGTTGTTCGAGGCGTTCCAGATCCTGCGGAGTCGCAACGAGAAGCTGGCGCTTGAGAACCGGCGGCAGGCCGAGAAGATCATCGAGGACGCACCAAAGGTCAACTACTTCGAGGTCTACGTCGCCGACACCGACTGCCTGAAGTTGCGCACCGTCGCCGCCAACAACAATGTCGGCGAGGAATGGTTGCGCGACCTCCTGGTTGAAAAGGGCTGGATCTACGTCGAGACCGAGCGCCGTTTCTCAGAGTCCAAGGGGTGTGTGGAGATTCGTCGGCGGTACTCGGCGTACAGCCACAAGCGTGCCTACTTCAAGCCGATTGAGGTGCATGAGGCGCCGCGGTTCAAGGGCGAGGTTATGCACACGCTCAAGGTCACCCCGCAGGGGGCCGAGTCGATTGCTCGTCTCATCGCCCGGGAGGTCGCGGCGTGATGACATTCATCTTCTACGCCGGCGTGCAACGTGTGATCAAAAAGGGTCACGGTGGTGTAACCGTGGGGCTTGGGAACGACGACGGAACCGATCTGGCCTACCTCAATGTTGGTGACGGATACCGCAATGACGGCGACGTTCTTCTCACCGCTGATGAACTCACGGATCTGATTGACCAGCTCACCATCATCCGCAACGCGATGAGGCTGACATGACGTTTCATTCGCGGCCTCGTCCCGCCATCCAGCACTGGCCTAAGCCGAAGAAGCCGTTGTTTGAGTCGAAACCCAAGGGGGAGAAGTGATTGAGGCGTACCCCGTCGAGCAGGTAGCAGATAAGTATCTGCCGCATATGAAGGATCGGGTTCGATGGATGAAGCGCCGACTGGCCAAGGGGGAGATCCCGGGTAAGCGGTTGTCGCGGCGGGTGTGGGTGATGACGGATGCCCATATCGAGGAGTGGCTTTCGGGTGGTGGATCTCCTGTAGTTCAGGAAGATCATCCGGTCGAACCAGTGGAGCCGGTGTCGTTGGTTGATGGTTTGTCGGAGCGTGCGCGGCGGAGGCGGATCGCATGACCGGGAGTAGTCGGTTTCCGGTGTCGCGTCGTGTGGATCAGTTCACGGGTGAGGTTCGGCCGTCGAAGTTTTGGGATGCGTTGGCTGTGGTTGATGCGGAGATTGCGGAGGCGGATGCGAACGCGGCCGAGGTGGAGCGTTTGCGTGAGGAGAACGACCGGTTGCGTTGCCGGCTACAGGAATTAGGGGACATAGCATGAGTGTGGAAAATGTGACAGTTCGAGATCGGGTAGTCACCGCTCTCCATCGAGGACTCGGTGAGGCCGTGGGCGAGTACTTTTCGGGCCTTGTGAAGGAATCCCTCGCCGAGTATTTGGCGGATGTGGTCCTGGGGCTGGACGGGATTGCCGTAGTGGAGTTGGCCAAGCCTGACGAAGACAACGAGAGAGAGTGGAGCGGCTTCGGCTGGCTTGTGTGGATAGATCGCGGCCAAGTCCGGTTGTCGAGCGGTTGGGAGTACATCTCAGAACCGCGTGAGCTTGCTGCTTCTCTTCTGGCGGCCGAACGGGCTGCGTCGTGAGCGCTGAGACGCGGATTGCGGATATCACCGCGGCACTGGATGCGGCCGAGTTGGTGGCTGAGATGCGTGCTGCTGCTGCGACGTTGCGGAAGGTGTTGCCGTTGTATGACATGCCGGTTGGTTATCCGGTGGATGTGGTGTGGCTTGAGGTTGAGGCCGACATGATCGAACGCGAAGGACTCCAACCATGAGCGACCGTATCGAAACCATCATCTGGGACGCGCACACCCGTTGGTTGAATGACCCCACCGTTGATGTAAACCCCGGCGTGCTGATCCTCGCCACGTTAAGGACCGCCCGCATCGCGGTGATCGAGATGCCCGAGAAGCTCGGCGAGGATGCGCCATATTGGCGCACACCCATCGGCGGTGAACCTGAAGAGGTGTACCCGACTCCGCTGGGACACATCGTGATCAGCGGCGCGGCGCGTCTCGACTCCGCCGAAGAAGCACGCGCCCTCGCCGCTGCCCTGCTCGCTGCCGCAGAGGTGGTTGACCAGTGAGTCTTCTTGGCGAGTTGCGTGATGCGTACAGGACTGTTCTGGCGTCGGTGGATTCCTACCTGGAGTCTGTTGAGCGTCAGGCGCGGGATCGGGCGTTGGCTCGTCCGTGCGGCCCGTTTGCGTATGAACAAGCGTTGGCGGCGGTGGAAGAGGAACAGGAAGTCCACGAACCGCGGCGCCCTTTGAATTTCAATCCGAACGCTCACGCGTTTGGCGAGTTACCCGAAGACTCTGCCGCTTTCAGCGCTGCGGCAGATCCGTCGGTTACCGATTCCCCCGATGCGGTGACCGATGAAGGCCCTGGCGCGGATTCCGGCATTCCCCAGCCGGTCGCGCCAGGGCAACCAGCTTCTGAACTGATTCTTCAACTGACAAAGGAGATCTTGCGGCTGTCCATCTCCGGACCTCCCGGCGCTGATCGTTTTCAGCAGGAGATCAACCCGCTACTTGGCCGCGCCTTCGACCTCGTAACTGAATTGCAGAAGGTGGAGTACTCGTACGCGGGTGGCGATGAAGCTGACCCCGGGGAGGTGGGGACACCCTCCCCGGGGGAACACGTCGCCGACGAAGCTGAGCGGTCGGAGTTCATGGATGTGGACGAGTTTTTGGAGACAGCCAGCCCCGCTGAACTCGCCACCATGGCCGCACAGCACGAACCTCATGCTGATCTTCGCGAAGCCCCCGACTCTGCAGTCCTCTTACGAGGCCGCAGGAGCACTGATTTGCGCAAAGGGCGCGTATTTCGACGGGGACGACCGAATACCGGCCCTGATCTCTGAGCTTCGTGACCGGGCTGCGATGTTCGCTGCCCGCAGAAAGTAAGGCGGGTCGCCGCCCAATGCAGGGGCGACGACCCTACACCGGAAAACCCCAAGTGAAAGGACTGTTTTTCCGATGCTGAACCGTAGTTTACGACAATCAACGGTACATAAACGAACCGCCCGCCGAATCCTCGGCACCATGTCCGCTGTCAGCGTGGTCGCGGTCACCGGGATCCTCCATGCAGGCCACGCCGACGCCACCCCCTCGCAGGACCGGGCGTTCATCTCCGTCATCGACTCGTTTGGCCTGTCCTACCCGTCGACCTCGTATGCGGTTCGGGAAGCGCACCGCGTGTGCGCAGTCCTGGACACGGGTGTGACACCTGTCGGCCTGGCGGTGGCGATCGCTGACCCGCCGCGCCTGTCGGTGATCGACGCCGGCCACTTTGTAGGTGCCGCTATCGGCGTGTACTGCGACTGGCACATGGTGGGGGTGGCGGCGTGAGTCTCATCGATCCCGTGCCGGGTCCGTGGCGAGACAGGTTCGCCGACCTCCCCGTCACCATGAACGCACCGCACCCTGATCCGGGGTTCTTGACCGAGCTGGAGGATTTGGCGGAGTCCGTGCTGATCCAGCTGGATTTCATCAAACTGTTCGCCCCGCAGGATCTTCCGACGCATTGGGTGGACGACCAGCTCGTCGAAACTGAGGCGTTCATCGCATCCAGGCCCGCACCCATACCCCAACCACCGGCGAATCGAAGGTCGCATTTCGCGGCGGGGAAATGGCGCACCATCCGCAAAGGCGGTGCCGCATGAACCGCTACTCACACAACGGATCCGCCACCATCCAAGGCTCATTCGGCCAGTTGATCGGTGTGTTCCCCATGTCTCATGTGCGGGGGGAGGGGCATGACGAGCGGATTGATGCGCAGTTCACGTGCCCGAATGGGGGGAAGTTTCATTTGGAGTTGACGCGAGCCGCGGCGTTGTTGGTGGCACAGGAGTTGTTGGATGCGGCGATGAAACTTCCGGTGGCCCCGGACGTTTCGGGTGCCCTCGCAGACCTGGAGGAAAAATGACTGCAACTGTCACCCCGATCAAGGCTGGTCACATCACCGATGTGGTCGCCAGCTTCAGCCCCTACTTCGGGCGCACCTGGAAACCCGTCTGCTCATGCGGAACGTATCGGGGTTGCCACTACCCGAACCCTGTACGCGCCCGAGCTGCTGCGAACGAGCACGTGAACAGGCACACCGGAAAGAAAGTCACCCAAAAATGACCCCTGAAGAAGTGCGGGCCATCGTCCGCGAAGAACTCGCCGAACAGGCCGAGATCCAATATCTGGATATCCAATTCGCCACCTCACCATCGGTGGACTTCGAACAATTGCATTCCGTGATCAGCGCCGTGTCCCGCGACATGCTGGGTTGGATGACCAACTCATGAGGCTCGCATTGTTTCTCACCTCTGCCGTGTTCACGGGTGCCGCGCTCGCATCCATCGCCTACGGCACCGACCTTGTTTTCGGTGTCACCAGCGCTATCGCAGCCGGAACATGGATCGCCGGCGACATCCTCGCATGGCGCACCGAGGTGGACGCGTGACATACGGACGAATCAACGTCGAAATGGTGACAGGTCAGGAAGAGTGGGCCGACCGCGCGGTCTGCCAAACGACCGACCCTGAGAGTTTTTATCCAGAAAAAGGGAGCTCCACCAAAGATGCGAAGCAGGTGTGCGCCGGGTGCCCCGTACGCGTCGAATGCCTGCAATGGGCACTCGACAACAACGAAGAGTTCGGGGTGTGGGGCGGCTACTCCGAACGGGAGCGACGAAAAATCAAACGCGGGGAACTGAACCCCGCAGACATCGAGGACAACGAGCCACGCTGCCAGCACTGCGGAAAAAAGTTCCGCCCCGGTCACAGGGCAGAACGGTACTGCTCCAGCATGTGCCGACGGCTGGTCCGCGCCGAACGAGAGAAGAGGCAGAGGGCATCATGAACCGACCCTCGTATGACGACCTGGCCCGCGAGAACGCCCTTTTGAAGGGTGAACTGGTGGAAGCCAGGCAGGCATTGAAGTTTGTTCGAACCCAGTATTCGATTGCATCGGCTCAGTGGGTTGAGATCGCGAAAAGCCCAGAAGCCATGGCGCAGCTGGCTGAGGTCAGGTCATGACCGATCACGGCGAAAGCGGAATCGACTGGTTCGCGGTGGACTGTGTCGTGAACGGCACCGCCATCACCACACTGCGCAAAGAGGAACGCGCCATGGTGGTCCGCCGCCTGTTCCCACGCGTGTTCTGCGAGGAGATTGGGCGCCGCATGGGGGTGGTTCCCCGAACCATTGAGCGGATCAAAGCCTCCCTGGAACCCGCAGACCCGATGAAGTGCCCGGTGTGTGGCCAGCCGGCTTGGCTGTTGTTGTCGGGGACGGTTGAGGCGCACCCGGACGCGTTGTTGCAGGACTGCCCAATGAGTGGCCGGGAGCTGGCTGAGGGTGATTGGGAGACAACGGTTGCTGTGACGGTGACGTGGTTGGCTCGGCGGATTCGTGTGGGGGATTCGCGTGGCGTGTGGGCGTATCTGATGTCCCGCACAGAGCAGGTTCGGAACGAGTTGTTGATGGCCGCGTTGGCTGGTGTTCCGGAGGGTGTTGATGATCCGTTCGCTTGGTTGGCGGAGGCGGATTCGACTGACGAGTTGTGGGGTGCGGCGTGATGCTTGATACGAGGGTTATCACTGCCCTGGATGATGCGAAAGCCGGTGCCGCAGCGGCACAAGACGGCGACGCGAAAGCCGCCGCGGCAGCATGGGACGACGCCCGCTGCTCCATCCACGAACTCCTCCACGAAGGACCCGCCATCCCCTCGGCAGACTGGTCCCGACTCGTCGAGAACTTCGAGGGGTTGAACGAAGCAATCCGGTTGGTGGGCGAACCGTTCTCGTGGTCTATCACTCACGCCGTGAATATTGCCGACCGTGTGTTCGGCTCCCTAACCCGAATCGCAGACAGGTGGAACCAATGAGCGATCCCGAAGAGTTGACCGAACTCCGAAACCTGCTCGAACAAGGAGCTGACCTGATACAAGATCAAATCGACAGGCACTCCGACCGGCAGCAGTACACGGCTATGGCTGTGGCGATGGCCCGCAAGGAGGGTTTCATTGAAGCCCAAGAGATTGTGCGCCAGTGGGTTGAAGAGAGGCTCCAATGAGCCTGAAAACCCGACCACCAACCTGCGCCGTCCCCTGGCCCCTCATCCTCGTCGAAGGCGGCGAAAAATCCGGCAAATCCTGGGCCGCAGCCGTCCTCTCATCATCCGAGAAAGTCGGCCGCACACTATGGATCGACTGGGGAGAAGGAGCAGCCGACGAATACGGAGCCATCCCCGGAGCCCGATACGAAGTCATCGAACACGACGGAACCTGGCGATCCATCCTCAACCAAGTCGCAGCGGCACGCGACGAAGCCCAACGCGCAGTCGACGCAGGAGAACTCCCTGTTGTTCTGGTCATCGACTCCATGACTGCCGAATGGGAAGACCTCAAAGAGTGGGTTGACGAGAAGGCTCGCCGCCGCGAGAAGAACCAAAAGCTCCTGGAAAAGGATCCAGACGCGGAAATCCAGATCACGCCGGACCTGTGGAACCTTGCCAACTTCCGCCACAAAGAACTGATGCGAATCCTGATGCGCTTCCCAGGCATCGTTGTGATGACCGCCCGCGGCTCCGATCAGATGGAAGTGGAGAACGGGAAACCCACCTCGAAGCGCACTTGGAAGGTTGCGGGGCAGAAAGATTTGGCGTTCGACGCGTCGGTGTGGGTGCGCTTGTCCCGCACTGAGCACCCGCAGATCATCGGTGCCCGTTCCGTGCACGCCGGCATCGTGCCCGGCGAGGACCGCCCGAAACGCATGCCCGATCTGACGCTGGAGAAGCTGGTATTCGAGGTGCTCAAGTGCGACCCGAAGACAGCTCACGTGCGCCAGTTGGATTCTGCGCAGGATCGCGTTCTGGATTTCCTCGACGCTATCGATCGTGCTGGGTCGAAGGACGAGTTGACCGCGATATGGCGGGACGCGAAAGCGGCTGAGGTTCTGAATGTCGGCGTGTTGGATGGGCCGACTGTTCAGGCGGCAATCATGGCTCGCGTTCAGGCCCTAGACACTGCCGAGCCCGAACAGGAGGCGTCGTGATGTTTGTGGTTTCTTGCACGGTTTGCGCCAACATCCTCGGACGCCCCGTCACATCCGAATACCACGTGCGTGACGACGCTGAGGGGTTTGTTCGCCGCCACCACGCACTCGTAGGACACAGGGCCGTCATCAATGAGGAGGTGGAGGCGTGAAACCGTATTACCAAGACGACCAGGTGACGCTCTACCACGGTGACTGCTTCGACGTGCTCGCCCAGCTGCCCGACGCGAGCGTCGACGCCGTAGTCTGTGACCCGCCTTACGGGCTCGAATTTATGGGCAAAGACTGGGATTCCCCAGACAAAGTACTTCGCACCGCATCGCGGGCGGTGGCTCGGCCTGATGCGCCGGGTGGGATCGGACCTGCCAACGGCCGGCCGTCGTTTCTTGGAGGGCTGAATCCGAAGTGCACGGCGTGCAATCGGTGGCAGCGTGGGGCCAACCCGTGCCGGTGCAGTACTCCGTCGTTCACCGACGAGCGGGGGCCTCGTTTACGCGCGTTTCAAATGTGGTGCGAGCAATGGGCCGCCGAGTGTCTGCGCGTCCTGAAGCCCGGCGGTTACATGCTGGCGTTCGGCGGCAGCCGCACCTGGCACCGGCTCGCGTCGGCGATCGAGGACGCTGGTTTCGAGATCCGCGACTCGATCGCGTGGCTGTATGGCAGTGGCTTCCCGAAGTCGCTCGACGTGTCCAAGGCCATCGACAAGCGACCTGGAGCTGTGCATCACCGCGAGTTTGCGTTGCACCTTGTCGAGCGGCGCGAAGCTGCGGGATTGTCCCGCGCCGACGTGTCGGAGCGCATCGTCGGAACTCGCAGTGGCGCCTGCTGGAATTGGGAGCATCATCAGTTTCCCGAGGCGAAGTGGTGGCCCGCGCTGCGCGATCTTCTGGGGATGGATGGCGCGCGGTGGGATGCTGTCATTGCTGAGGCTGAGCGTGAGCGGATCGGCACTCGCACTACTGGCATCGGAACTGGGCGCGGGTCTGTTGCATTCATCGGCGACGGTGACAACCGCGATATCACCGCCCCGGCAACCGATGCCGCAAAGCAATGGTCTGGCTGGGGTACGGCGCTCAAGCCCGCGTTCGAGCCGATTGTGGTGGCGCGTAAGCCTCTTGCGGGCACGGTCGCGGCGAACGTGCTGGAGCACGGCACCGGGGCGATCAACATCGACGCCTGCCGGGTCGGGAGCGAGCAACGGACTAACCCGGCGGGAGGATCTTCAAGCCTGCAACGGGTCTCGCGGGTCCAGCACGGTTATCGGGACAACCTGACCGCTTGCGCGGGCGAACCATCCACGGTTACGGGTCGCTGGCCGACGAACGTTGTTCTCGATGAGTCGCAGGCTGCCGAGCTCGACGCGCAGACCGGCATCACCACCTCACGGAAGGGCAAGCCCCGCACCGGCGCGAACGGTCACGGCTGGGGCATGACCGCAACGGGCGCAGAGTATGACGACGCTGGCGGCGCGTCGCGGTTCTTCCCGGTGTTCCGGTACGAGGCGAAAGCCCCCGGCGTCGAACGGCCCTCGGCTGATGGCGTCGCACACCCCACGGTCAAACCGCTCGACCTGATGCGCTGGCTCGTGCGGCTCGTCACACCGCCGAACGGCGTGGTGCTCGACCCGTTCGCCGGATCCGGCACCACCGCCGAGGCATGCATCCATGAGCACATGCGCTGCATCACGATCGAACGCGAGGCCGACTACCTGCCGCTGATCGTGGCGCGGCTGACCAAACCGATGGAGGTCGGGTTCGACTTCGGGGAGGGCGCGTGAGGTTTACGGGTTTCCCGTTGGAGGTGAAGGCGATCGCCTGGTCGCGTTGTGGGGGCCGGTGTGAGGTGTGCGGGGAAGCCACCAGCGACCTTCAACACCACCACAGGAGAGCTCGGGGCATGGGGTCTACACGACGCCCAGAAACCAACCTCCCCGCCAACTGCTTAATGGTCTGCCACCTAGACCATAACCGGATCGAATCCCACCGCACCCTCTCCTACAACAACGGATGGCTCATCCGCTCCATGCACAACCCGATGGAAACACCCGTCCTGTACCGGGGCAAATGGGTGCTACTCGACGACGACGGATTCGTGTACCGGCTGACGGAGCAGGAAAGGCAGGTGCCCTAGTGAGGATCAGATCAACGAAGCCAGAGTTTTGGAGGTCCGAGCGGATCGCGTCGGTGTCGTGGGATGCGCGCCTGGTGCTCAAGGGCCTCGAGTCGTATGTCGACGACAACGGCGTCGGCAAGGATGACATCGCGTTGATCGTCGGCGACGTGTTCCCTCGCGACATGCTCGCGAACCCTCGCGAGACTTACGCGAGGGTGTCTGAAGCTATTTCCGAGCTTCACCAGGCAGGTTTGTTGTGGCGCTACGAGTCTGACGGCACCCGCCTGCTATTCGTTTCGTGGTGGGAGGACATTCAGCGGATCGACAAACCGGGCAAGGGACGTTTCCGCAGGCCAGACGGCACGATGAACTATCGCGACTCGGAAATTCGCGAGAGTGTCGCGAGCCCTCGCGAGGGTGTCGCGCCTGGAACAGGGGAACAGGGGAACAGGGGAACAGGGGAAAAACAACTCTTGCCCGACGCTGACGCGTCGCGCGATATCGCCCTCATCGACATCCCCGTATCCCCCGACGACTACCCCAACGATTTCACGCCGATCCCGGAAACCCGCTACAGCGCCGAGTTCGAGCAGTGGTGGGCCAACTACCCCCGCAAGGTCGGCAAGGGCGCCGCGTTCAAGGCATTCCAGGCAGCACGCAAACGAGCCAGCCTCGATGAGCTGATCTCCGGTGCGCACCGATACGCGAATGACCCGAACCGCGAGGACCAGTTCACGAAGTATCCCGAGGGCTGGTTGAGGCGTGACGGGTGGCTCGATGAGCCGCTGCCGGCACGCAACGGCGTCAACGGGCGTAACCCGGTCGCTGCTTCTGATGTTGCGTTCGCCGCCGCCCAAGCACTGAAAACAATCCCCTCCGAAAGATTGGAACTCGAATGAGCAAGAACTCAGGCATCCCCGGCAAGACCGTCCCCCAGGCCATCCGGTCGGCCGCCGCCGAGGAACGCGCCCAGAAGCGCGCCACCCGAAGCGACGCGCAACAACTCGCAATGCTCGATACCCGTCCGGGAAATGCTGTCCGGGAACGCGCACGGCTGGCGGCGTCGTGAACCGCGACGAAGTTGTTGACGTGCTGTCCGTCGTGGCAGCCGCTACACGCCGCACCGTCGGCCACGCCGACGTCGAAGTGTGGCAAGGCGTCATCGGTGACCTGCCGAAGGACCTGGCGTTGCAGGCCATCCGGGACCATTTGCGGCACAAGCCTGGGGTGTGGTTGGAGCCGGGGCACGTGTACGAGGGGGCGCGGGCGATCCGCCGCGACCAGTTGGCCCGCGAAACCGCCGAGGAGCGGGAAGCACGCCAAGCCGCGTTGGATGCGAAGGCCGCTGAGGACCGGATCGAGGCGATCACGGCGGGTGCGTTCGTTCCGAAGTTCACCCGCCCCGATCCGCAGAAGGCACGTGAGTTGTCGGTGCGGTGCCCGTATTGCCGTGCCGGGGTGGGGAAGCGGTGTTTCAACCATGCGACGGGGCGTGAGCGTGGCTCGGTGCATCCGGCTCGGCTGGAAGTGCTTGGTGGCTGAGTGCAGGTGTGGTCATTGGCGTCGTGACCACCGGTGGCGGGATTACCGGAACACGGTGTGTGAGGCGTGTGCGGTGTGTGGCGGGTACGACGATTGGCTGCATCCCGACGATCACGGGTTTGTGCGGTGTGAGTGCGTCGCGTTCGACGGGCGTAGTACCGCCCAGGATCGCCCAGGAGCGACGAACACCGGTACCCGTGGGGGATCGGATGGGGAAAACGGCACAGAGCCTCTCAGGCCGTCTTCTGGTGGTGCCGCGTGAACCCGGACCTGTGGCGCCGGCTAGCCGACCAAGCCGAGGCCCTCGCTGACTCGATCGGCTCAAACGATCCCGACCTTGCCAACAAGGCGTACCGCCTGGCGGGGCTTCTCAACCAACGATGGAACACAGCAAAGGAAGTAACGAAATGAAGATCAGTGACCATAATCGCGGCCTCTACCGCAAATACGAGCTATACCGCGTCAGCGAGGATGGAAGTTCTCGGTACAGGGTTACCGATCCGTCCTTCGTCCTGCGGTACACCCGAGACCCACACGCTCGCGTGGCTTTAGCCGCCTACGCCGACTCGTGCGAGGCCGAGTATCCCGCCCTGGCAGCGGATCTGCGAAAGGCGTTGTCCAGTGAGTGACCGTATTGAAACCATCATTGCCGGGGCTGTCGCGGATGGTGACGAGGTGACCGCCCTCGACTATGACGAGGCGCGCAACGTCCTCGCCGCGCTGAAGGCGAACCGCATCGCCCTGGTCGAGATGCCCGAGACCCAGACGGACGAATACGGCGAGAAGTACTGGATGGTGCCGCAGGACGGCGAACGCCTCAGTACCAATGAACACGGCGTCGTCCGCATCGACGAATGGAAGTCGGGTCCGCGCATTACCACCGTGTCCATCCACACCCCGATTCGCCCGCAGAACGTCGCAGGCTACACCGGGGCCATGCTCGCTGCCGCTGCGGAGGTGTCCGGTGAGTGATCCAGTAGTGGAAGCTGCACGACGAGCCCTTGACGGCATGCCCACACTCGCCGAACAGGCCGAGGAGCAACCCATCCTCAAGGCGTTGGTTCTGGACGTGGGTGCCGCCGCCGCCCGCGAGGCGCTAAAGCCGATACGGGACTGGATGGCCGAAATTGACTCCGAGGACATGATTCCAGGGCACGCGATCATCGCCGCCCTCGCCCCGTTGATCTACTCCAGTGAGGAGTTGTCCGGTGAGAGTGATGCCGCCGAGAGGGCACGCGAACTTCTCGCACAGATCACGCCGTGGCCGTGGGTCGCGGAGTACAGCAAAGAGCAGGGCAACTGCGTTATCCCGGCAGACGCGCAGTCAACCCGAGAAGCGGTGTGCGTGACACGTCTGTACCACCAGGTGGCTGATGCCGAGTTCATCGCCGCCGCACCGGAGCTGGTGTCCGAGCTTGTCGCCGAGGTGGAGCGGAAGTCGGCGCAGTTGGCCGAATGGCGGGCGCAGTACGACGCCCTCGATGCCGAAAATGAGCGGCTGCGGGCGGTCCACGCCGATCTCCTACCCGAGTCGAAGGTGATTGGTTCCCGCACCCTCACCCGATACACCACCCCCTGGAAGGACACCACAAAATGAGACCAACCATCGGGGCGAACGAAAGCCTCTACGTCCAACTACCTTCGTGCATAGATCAGTATGGCCACCGTTTCACCATTCCACCGGCGCAGAACAAGGCTGTATGCACCCGGTGCGGAATGATCCGTGAGCAGGCCGACCATGAGTGACTTTTGGTGGGGTGTGCTGGCCGTACCCCTGGTGATCGCCACCATGGCCATCGGCCTTGCTATCGCGGCAGGCGCGGTGTGGTTCTCCATCGACGTGTGCAAGTTCAACGAGTGGAAGCTGCTGCCCCGCCAGTGGGGTGAGCGCGCCACGCTGGCGGCTGTGGTGGCTGAGGCCAAATGGGCTCGCTACCTGTGGATACCCGGCTGGCACATAGTCATCTGCCGCACCGGCCTGGGCGGAAAAGAGAGCGCCGAGCGCTCCCGCCGCCATGGCTACATCCGCGACACAGTCCGCCGCGCCTACCAGGATCTGGATACCGATCGCCCAGAGGTTGACCGGTGAACGCCGAGACTCCCGTGCCTGACTGCGCGCTGTGCGACCACCCGCACGAGCCAGGGGAACGCTGCCGCACCGCGACCGGCATCGCCGTCATTGGGTTCGAACACCTGCCCGTGTTCTGCGACTGCCCACACGAACCACCAGAAAACGAGGAAGAGGCATGAGCGACGACAGTCGGTGCGCCCGATGCGGACGCGCAGATGCCGTGTTCGGATCGTGGACCTACTTTGTCGCCCCCGGCCGGATGCGGACGGTGCATCTGTGCCACGCCAACCGGGACGGCACGAAAGCTGATCCGGACTGCTATCACCTGGCGACAACACTGCGTGATCCGATGCCTGATCACTACGACCGGAATCCGGAGGGGGAAGCATGAGCGACGACGCATTCCATGCATCCGTAAAAGCCGCAGTGGACAAGTACGGCATCACGGCCGTGGCCGCCAGATGTCAGACAAGCCTCCTGGTCGTGCGCCGATGGACCGAAGGGTTCCCCCCGCATGGCGTTGCTAAGGCCTCTGTCCTGAAGGCAATCGACTCCCTGGAGGAAGCATGAGCAGCGAAGCCCAAAACCTCATCGCCGACGTGATGGGAAAGCACCGCCTCGAAAGGGGCGTGCGCATGGGGCGAGTCAGGCGGGTTGAGTGGTGGGTCTGCCTTGAATGCGGCTGGGAGTCGGAAAAGTTTGACCTGAACGACCCCGAGGTTGCCCGCGAGATTGAGCAAGTTAAGCGCGCGCATGTGGCCGAGGAGGTTGATAAAGCCCTCGGAGGACTCACCCGTGAAACTGTTCCCGCCCGCGAGGGGTGGATTCTCCCGCCTGGATGGATCGGTGACCGCACAGCTGCCCGCTGGGTGTCGGGATGGAGCGAGGCATGACGCACCACTACCCGACGGAATCCCCGAATGACTTCCCCCTAGGCACAACGTTCGTCCGATTCGGGGTTGGGGTTCCGGTGGCAGTCCTGTGCCGCATGACCGGTGCCCAGTTGTGCAAGGAGATCGGGTGGAAGATCTTGCCTCCCCGTGTGGGGCGTCATCGCAAGGAGGGGGCGGTGTGATTCAGGTTCATTGCAGGGAGTGCAACCGTGTGTGGGACCAGAGCTGCACGGATTGCGCTGAATGGAAAGCGGACCGTCACTCGATCAACACGGGGCATACGGATATTCACATCATCCCGGACACCACACCACCGCCTGTACGGGTGGGGCAGGGGTGGGCGGAATGGCTCACGAAAGGAAAACCATGAGCACCCCTGAGCGTGACGCCCTGATCACCAAAGTACGAGAAGCCCTAGAAGAGGAACTGCAGCGTCAGCGGATCGCGGGAGAGCTTCGTATTTCCGTCGGGAATCGTCGGCACGGATCGATTGATCTGAACACCACCGCTCTGGCGAACGCCGCGTTCGATGTCCTGATCGACGCCTGGTCACCCCCGTTTTGAAAAGGAGCAGTAGTGAGCAAGTTTGAGGTGGGACAAGCAGTCCTCTTCAAGGACCCCCGTGGCGGTACCGAGAAAAAGACCATCGTCCGGGTCGGGCGTAAATGGGTTTACATCGAGCAGTACGGCTACGAGCTGGCCTTCGACGCCAAAACGGGATGGCAGAAATCGGGTGGGGGAAAAATCTACACACCGGAGATGAAGGCGGATGCGGATCGCCGCGCTGCGGCACTCCAGGAGTTGCGGCGCATAGGAATCGAGTTTGGGTTTGGTGGTGCCGAACGCCGCCTGTCCACCGGCACTCTCGAAGCGATGCTCGCGGCCATCCCGGAATCGGAGCGCCCATGACTCTCGCCGCGATCCTGCAATCGCAAGCCAACTTCATCACCGAGTCTCCTACATGCCCTGTGTGTTTCAGGGACCGAACCGAATGCAAAGGACAACACACATGAGGCTCGACGAGATCGTTCTCCGCGCCGCAGAGCTGCGAGCCAACAACCACCCCGGAGCTGCACTCCTGCCCTGGGGAAAGCTGACCGATGCACAGAAACTCCCGTGGCTCGTCAAGGCTTGGCAGGAATCGCATCCGTGAACGCCTACGACGATCTCGGTGGCAGTCGTGAACTACCCGCCTCCTATGACCAGTGTGGGCATCGTGTCTGCCCCACCTGCCACGCTCAACCAGGTGAGGTGTGCACGTTCAAGGTTCAAACCCCGACACCGTCTGGTGTGCAGATGGTGACCCGCCCGCGGCATTTGCCGTGCATCACCCGAACCAAAACCCCGGAATTCGAGTATCCCGCTGAGAACGGAGACAACGAATGACCCAGCCCGCCGAAGACGGCAACCTCCCCGCAGCCAAAACCCGCTTCGCCAACGCCATCAGCGCCCTCATCGACCCCAAACCCGCCAACCGGGCACTCGACGACGGCACCCACCGCATCGAATGGCTCGACTCCCTCTACGACCAACTCATCGACGCCATCCCCGGAGGACAAGGCAACGCCACCCGCGTCCCCCAATCCAGCCCACCCATCTGCATCGACGCCACCGAACTCAAACAAAAAATCGACACCACCACAGCCCAATGGGAACCACGCCCCAACATCGACATCTCCCAAGAAACCCCACCCATCGCCATCATCCGACTCAAATCGTTGGAAGAAAGACAATGGCGACCCCAAGACGCAAAACCCATCGAACAGATGGCAACCGAAATCGAAGCCTGGTGCGAAGCCATCAAAGGACTCCTCAACCCCGCCCCACGATGGCACCTCCCCAACCCCTGCCCCGCCTGCAACAAAGCCGTCGTGTACAGGCGAAACTCCGCCGAGGAAGTGGTACGCCAACCCGCCCTGCAGATCGGCGCCGCCGGCTGCGTCTGCCAAAACTGCCACACCACATGGGGACCGGAGTACTTCCAGCACTTGGCGAAGGTACTCGGATATGAGCTACCGGCAGGTGTCCTCGAATGAACAATGAAAAGGGACACGCCGTGGAATGGCTGGAAAGAATGGCGTATTTATGGCAGGCTAAACGTTGGCACTAGAAGTGTCTCCAGAGTACGGACCCGATTGCGTCTGGCCTGGATGCCTCAACCCATCACATCCGGGCCTGGCAATCTGCTTCGTTCACGCCTTCCAGTCAGGCAAATGCGTTGACGAACTGCTGTTGACCGACAGCATGCCTCAGCCAACCAAATCCCACGTGGTCTACTACCTGGCCCTGTCTCCAACGGTGATCAAGATAGGCACCACCGGAGACCTGCCCGCTCGGATCAAGGGTTTACGCACAAGCATTCAGTACGTGGTCGCCCTCGAACAGGGCGGCCACGAACTGGAGACTCAACGTCACCGCCAGTTCCACGCCGAACGATTGAGTCGGCGTGAGGACTTCCGTGTATCCGAACGTCTCCAAGCCCACATCGATCACATCCGAAGAACCACACGCTCCGACGAGCTGATCGAAATGTACCGATCCCGAAGCCGGGGGGTGTGATGCCTACGTTCCCGCCGCCCACGGAGCTGACCGAGAAGATCACCACCGCCCTCAACGCTCTGCGGACAGCCCGCCACGAACACGCATCCGCCTCGTATGTGGAATGCCTACAGCGGCGCCTCGACAACCTCCTCGACCGCCTACCCCGCAGGACCGACACGTGAAGATCACCCGCTGCTCAACCTGCAACAAAGTGTACGAATACCCAGACCCGAAGCATGACCGCACACTGCGTCACCGCATCTGGTACGTCATCACCGCCTGCTTCTGGGCCGCATGATGGGCGCCAACGACAAGGCCGCAGCCACCTACCACGGACACCCCGAACGCAGCGAACTGCATCGACCACCGTCACTACTGGCCCGCATCTGGTGGTGCATACGCGGATGACCCGCCCGCTTCCCGATTCGAATCAGCCCAGGAGTTATGCGGTGACCAACCAGCCCGTCGCAGACCTCATATCGGCGAACCTGCCGCACCTTGTGCACCCAGGCGACGACAAAGGCCCGATCCCGCTGCCGCTGCCAATGTTCCGCAACTCGGCCATTCCACGCGACATGGCCGACGAGATGGCCAAGGAAGCCGGCCTGCCAACCTTCGATATCGCCAAACTCACCGCAGAGGCCATCGTCGCGTTGCTGGAAAGCAACGGGTGGTCCATCACTCGTACCGATGAACTCGCGCAGCTGAAAACTGACGCCGCTGCGGGCGTGGAGCGTCACCGCCGCGTGGAAGTGCAGTGCGCATGTGGGGTGGCACTGTTCGAAGTGGATATCGATGCTGATCGACCGAAGGTCAATGGTGGCGCGTTCATCAAGGCCATCGGCCACCTTGACCCTGACTGCACAACGAAACATGGGAGAGATGCGTGATCCCCAATATGCCGGCTGAGCCGCCCCGGGTGCGTCTCACCGTCAACGGTGAATCCCTCATGGACAGCACCGGCACTTGGGAACCCGCCCAGGTCGAGCGGGCCATCAAAGCGCTACAAAACCCCACCCAACGCACACCTGGCCGAAACATCCTCTTCGCCGGCCTGCTTGATGTGCTCACCGGCAACACCGAACAGTGGACCGTCACCAAAACGAAAATCGGCGACGCCTACCACATCGACCTTGAAACCAAGGCTGCCGGCTGAAGGATCATGACCCAGCACTGCGAATACTGCGGCCACCGTCTACGACACGACCTGTGCCCTGAATGCGAACCCGAATGAGACGATGCCCGAAGTGATCATCGACGGCGAGCGCTACACGCCCGCCTGCACCCGATCAATCGGTGTCGCAATCACTACCCGCAACCGCCGGGAAGTGGCCGACACCACCATTGAACGGATCCGGCTTCACACCCCGGCGGCGCGCATCGTCATAGTGGACGATGCCAGCGACGAGCCGTATCCAGGTTCCACGTACCGATTCGCCGAACGCGCAGGCATCGCCCGCGCGAAAAACAAGTGCCTGGAGCTGCTCGACGGCTGCGAGCACCTGTTCCTGTTCGACGACGACTGCTACCCGATTGCTGACGAGTGGTGGAAACCGTACGTCGAATCACCCGAACCGCACCTGATGTATCAGTTCCTCGACCGGGCCGACGGACACAAACTCAACGACGTCACCAAGATCTACGACGACGGAACCCACTTCGCCCTCACCGGGGCCCGCGGCTGCATGATCTACGCCCACCGCAGCGTCATCGACCGCGTAGGTGGCCTCGACCCAGAATTCGGCGGTTGGGGCTGGGAACACCCCTCGTGGTCCGACCGCATCTACAACGCCGGCCTCACCTCATTCCGCTACGGCGACGTGTGCGGATCCAACAAACTCATTCACTCCATGGATGAGCACGGTGAAGTCACCCGCTCGGTGTCCGCGGAGGAACGCAAAGCAGTCTCCGCCCGCAACGCCGACCTGTACTGGCAGCACCACTACACCAGCCGTCACCACATCCCCGTGGTGACACCCGAACGCCGTGTGGTGCTCACCTGCCTGCTCACCAACAAACCCGACCCGCAGCGCAACACCCGCATGCGCGCCGACGTCAAACTGCTCGAAACACTGCTCGACTCCATCACCGACGCCGAACCCTTCGCCCTGGTCGACAACCCCATGACCCACGACGGCGCCACATTCGAACTCGTCACCGCGCCCGTCGACAACCCGTACTTCGCGCGCTGGTACCTGTACTACCAATGGCTGCGCGCCAACCCTGACGTCCAATGGGTGTGGTGCGTAGACGGAACCGACGTCGAAATGCTCAACACACCATGGGAACACATGACCCCCGGCACCCTGTACGTCGGACACGAACCCACCATCGTCGGTATCGACTGGATGCGCAAAAACCATCAGGCCGCGCACCTACAGGACTTCATCACCACCCACGCCGAACTGCCGCTCCTCAACGCCGGAATCGTCGGAGGCGACCGCGAAACCGTCATGGCATTCGCCCACGACATGGCCGCCGACCACGAAGACCAAGCCACCCGGGTCTGGCACAAACGCGACACCCAAGGCCACATCCTCGGCGACATGGCGACACTCAACTACGTTGCCCGCACCAAATACGCCGACCAACTCGTCTACGGGCCACGCGTCGCAACCACATTCAAAGCCAACGAACGCAACACCTGGAGCTGGTGGAGGCACAAATAGTGGGCCTCGCCACCACCACAATCCACCGGCGCACAGTCCACAAACGCTTCGCCCAACAATCCGCGTGGGAGAACGAACTCAAGGCATACCGCGCCATGCCGTGGGCCGCACCCAAACTCGTCAACTATGGCCCCATGTGGATCGAAACCGAACGCTGCACACCGATCCTCAACCTGCACCCCAACTGGTCCCGCCGCTACGCCGAACCACTCTGGGACCTACTCGCCGCCATCCACGACGCAGGATGGTGGCACTGCGACCCCTGCCTCATCAACGTCGTCATCCACCCCGACCGCGGCGTCCTACTCATCGACTTCGAAAACCTCACCCCCGCAACCGGCACCCACTCCTACGACCTGTACGGAGCCCAAGCCGCCGGTGTACCACCCGCATGGGAAGGACAAGGCCCCGACGGTGTCTACTGGGGCGGACCACACGACTTCTGCCCCGGACCATACTGGGACCAACCATGATCGGCATCGTCGGCCACATCAACCGCATCACCATGGCCCAACAACTCGCCGGACAAACCGGCGCCGAATACGTCTCCATCGACGACGGCACCCTCGGCTGCAACGACAACCACCGCCGCGTCTGGCAATGGCACCACGACCACCCCAGCGAGTGGGCCATCGTCCTCGAAGACGACGCACTCCCCATCAACGGGTTCCGCACCCACGCCACAGCAGCACTCGCCACCGCACCAGCACCTGTCGTCAGCTTCTACCTCGGCCGCCAACACCCCCGCCTGTGGCAGCCCCACATCCAACAAGCACTACAGCACGCCACCACCGCCAACGCCCCGTGGATCACCGCGCCCCGCACACTGCACGCCGTCGCCTACGCCATCCACACCACCGTCCTCAAAGACCTACTCACACACCACAGTGACAAGCCCATCGACGAAGCAATCACCGCATGGCAACAGCACACCAGCCACCTCACCGCCTACACCGTGCCCAGCCTCGTCGACCACACCGACGGCCCCACCGTCATCAACCGCAGACCCAGCCGCAAACCCGGCCGCACCGCATGGCAAGTCGGCACACCACCCCACTGGACCCGAACCACAGTGCCACTCGACAGCTGAAGAGGGGGATCCGATGCCATCCAAAGGCACGACCACCCAACGTGGCTACGGATCAAAACACAAACGCGAACGAGCCAAATGGGTACCAAAAGTCAAAGCAGGCATCGTCAACTGCTGGCGATGCGGCACACCCATACACCCCAACCAACCCTGGGACCTCGGCCACGACGACCACGACCGCTCAATCACCATCGGCCCAGAACACCGCGGCAAGGAATGCCCAGCCGGCGGCAACCGCGCCACAGCAGGCCGCCGCACCAGACCAACCCGAACACCAGCCCCAGCCCTCGCCTGGTTCACCCCCACCCCACCCCCCACCCAGGGGGGAGAGGTGCTCGGAGCATAACCGCAGGTCACAGACCTGCACCCACCCGGCACACCCGGGGTCAGCAAAACCGCAGGTCAGGGCCGGTTTTTTAGAGGGGCCTGGAGCGACCCCGCCTGA